GATGCCAACTACTTCAGTGCGGATATTAGACATCATAGAACTGCCCGTAGTTTTGTCTGTATATTCGTGAAAGATGCGCAGACTGTGAATACCTTCGGAGTTTTCAATTATAAACCCAGAACCATATAGTTTTTTGATGACATTTTCGTAATCGATCTGAGAAATTTTCTGCTTTTTGATATCAGACCCAAAACGAATCTCAACCTCATTTTGTTTACCATCGGCGCGTCCTCCCACTGGATTGTTCGCTAAATAATTTTCGATGATAATATCCATTTGTGCGCTGGGATTCATTTTATTCTCTTTCTCTTTCTCTATCTCTAACTCTTTCTGAGTTTCCATAATGATATATAGTAATTTCATATATTATTTTATATCATTTGATCAATCAATTTTACCATAAGCAGTATCTTGTCAATTCCTGATACAATACTGGTTTCGTGTACTTACCCTTCATTTCGAATCCGACCTTGTTCGATATCTCTTTTAATTCGTCGATCGATAGATTGGAAACCGCATTTAATGGTCTATCGTACTTTTGCAGACAGAACTGCTCAGACTCGATCTTACTGATCATATCATTCGATCCGAGCCCATAATCTCCCTTGTCATTTTTCAATAATACAATAGTGCCAACAACTTCATCGGTAGGGCATATATCAATATAGAATTTTTCCCCCTTTGTTAGGATGATTCTCTTCTTATAAAAAACGGCCAGTGCCAGGAGAGACTGTACATTCAGCATATTGTTAGTCAATACGTCGGACATAATCTCTTGTATAACGACATTGGTAATCTTGTGGTTTGTGTTTTTCAATCGATTCGGTTGCCCCTTTATATAATTAGTGATCTTGTGTTTTTCGTCAATTTCAATATTACTATATCCGCGTCCGATAGATTCGTATTCTGCCATGCCATTATTTGCTACAAATATACACCAAAAGAGCGTATCCTTTTTATCTGGGAAAAAAACGGACGTGGGTACAACCTTCTTCTCGACGATTATGGGTTCCGGTATTGCTTCGTCTATTCGCAAGCTTAGCTGTTCTCCGTTATACATGTAAGGTTTTAGCAGTTCGATCTTCTCCGGGCTATCGAACGCATTCTTTGCGAATAAATTGTGGTATACTGACATTTGTATATATCCATATGACGATGTCTTTATACTATTGACGTTTGTTTGTTACGATAATATCGAGCCGTGATTGTAGGTGTTAATATTTCAGTGTTACAGAGAGCATATGTATTGTGGTCTATGTGCGGAAAAAATACGTCGCATTCCAAATCAGTATCAATATGATTAATATATAGATCCTTACAGTCGGGTCTTACAATAGCCTCTCTATACAATTGTCCGCCACCAATGATGAATATTTGGCTGATGAGTGGATCCGCATATAATGCGTCGAGAGCACTCTGTAAGTTAGTATATATATTTTCACCGGTTATAGAAGATGATATACATACATTTACTCTATTTGGCAAGACGCGCCCGTTTAAACTAGCATAGGTATTGCGACCCATTACGATTGCATTGCGAACTCGCTTGTCTGTGCTATGCGAATTACTGGTTATCTGTTTGAAATATCGCATATCTACCGGTTCTGACCATGGGATCGTTCCGCCCATACCGATTCCATTATTATTAGAAATTGCTGCAATAATACTAAACATAATATTATTGGAATGATTTGTTTATATACGTTCTTCCTCTTTGAAAAACTCAGTCTTGAAAGTATTCTTCTGCGATTCGACCGTTTGGATGGTATGTTCTTGTACTTGGATGTAGTTTATATATTTGGTAATTTCAGCCAATGTTTCCTTCGGTAAAAAAGATAGGTTGATGTAAACTCCACTCTTATTCTCGTTGATCTTGATATTTGGCGCCTTTTTCAGGATTCGCAGTATTTCAATATGATGAGGTTTCGGCATTGACTCGATCTTTTCTTTTATATACGTTAATTCTCCTGATGTATCCTCCATTTATTTATAAATCATCGCATCATTTTATATTTGTTTTATTTATTAGTTTATTTCATTATTTTCATGCGCGGATTCTTACCTTTCTCTTTCGGTTGCTCCTTCTCTTCCATTCGCTTCTCGAGCAGTTTACCGATCACACATATATACGGGTCATTCAGTTCGTACCTGATACCAATTACCTTAATCAATATTTCTGCGTTTTCCTTTATGCTATTGAAATAGCGATCCGTATTATGATGGTCGCGCGCGATAAAAACTGTGACGGGAATAACCTCGTCCTTGTCGATTACATGTGCATGTATACCCGCCTTTGTTATCGTTTTGCTAGTACACTCAATCAACATGCCTTCCACTGGATGGCACATCATACACTCATATATTGTCTGAAATTCAACGCTGTTCGATCCAATAATGCCCGATGAATAACTCAGTATCTTCACCGAATTAGGTTTGATAAAACCCTCTGCTATACACTTGCCTTCGTTTGCCAGTATTATTTTCTCTTCCAAGATCTGCTTTACATTATTACCGATCTCGCCCACCGTGAGATACACCTTCTGCGACATGATCGATTTGATGTAGACGCTGTAGACTTCAGACATGTCTTATAATATAAGGTGTTATTTTATATTATAATTGTAAGTACAATTCTGTTTCAATTTTATCTGCTATAGTTGTTGATGCGATTTACTATAACTTGTTCGTTGCTTAAGAACCATATATGATCCTTCTTAGTCTCGTTAAATTCTCTTAATAGTATTTCGAGCAATACGACTAGCTTTGTTTTACCTTCTCCCATATAATCGATGTAGTTAACAATCGTATAAACCGTCTCTCCTAATGTTTTGTTTATCTTTGTAATAATATTCTTGATCTGTGCCTGACTGACTTTGGCGCCCACTTTCACAGAGTCATTCAGGTCTCGTGTTTTGAATACATATTCGTCGTGCCCTTCCCACCAAGCAATGATACCAATCAAGTCGTTGAGAGATGCCTTGTTAAATATATACTTCTGTTTGAATTCATCTGATCGCAGTATATTATCCGATGTTGTATGGTCTGCTATCTCCCATGTTAGTTTGCCTTCGACATCCACTTGAGAATATACTTTGAAAGTTTCAGTGTTGTCTTTACATAATAAATAGCCTATTGCCCCGCTTCGCTTGTCGGTCACCATTCGTTCATCAAAATAATCACGTACCACAATTTCAAAGTCCGAACTCGGCTTCCATACCTTGTTATATATCACATTCAATAAGCTCAGGCGTGTATTGAAATTAAGCTCGTCTAACATGTGGTATACTGTATGTTTTTTTAGCTGTTCAATAGTAATCTTATGTGTGTCTTTTATGTGTTCACTAATGTGTCGCAATATGCCATACCATGACTTTACGTCGGCATTATTCTTGTTTTCGAATGCGATCTTGTAGTTATCGTGTAATTTGCTCATTATGGTGTCGAATTGAATATCTTGGTCCATGTCCTTTTCTTGTTTGGCGGGTAACTTAATATGAACATGCGAATGTTTACTATCAACGGGTACAATACGATCATGGATGGATGCAGACGTGTCTGTTATTTCGATTGGTTGGAATACATAATATTCACCGTTATTTCTGAGATTTCCGGTTCTCCCGTATCGATCTACTATATGCTCGTTTTCGTTGTCGATTAGATATGTTAGTGCGGAATAAATTTGCTCGATTGGATATTGTTTGATTACATTTATAGAATCTATCAATTCCTGGCTCGTTAGGAAATGCCTGCCTTTCGGTACATCACTGAATATATCGCGAATCCGTTGGATGATAAGAGGATTATTGTTGCTAACAAAACTGGTATTATATGTATCCAGTTTAATATCCTTATCTGTTATTTTTGCATCTGGAGAAGGGGCACATGTAAACGCGCAGTTGTCCATATAATCACATGTCTCCGTAAATGGACGATCACCGACTTTATAATCGATTTCCTTTCCACTAGATAGCGAAATGCGTATCGTTTTATTCTCTGCCATTTCGAGAAGTTTTTCTACAGTGAAATTACTCTGACCTATATTCAAGAGACAATCTACGGCAACTTCCTTCAACAAGCGCGTTATCTTACCTATTTCTATCGCCTTGTGTTCTGCGAGGCGATACACATATTGATCAGCGGATTCCTCCTCCGTAGATATTGCGGTAGCATGTAAAAAGATCTCTACATTGCGCTTTTCAAACGGGAGACTACAATGACTCATGTTGCGCACCGCACGACCTATGATTTGATCTATACGATTCATGTTATACCATGGTTCTAATATGTGGACCTGCCGAATTTTCTTGAAATCAATGCCTTCGCCGGCCGCTCGGGATATTATCACTACCTTGATTTTCTCTCCATCTAGATTCTCCAGGCTATTTAGATACTTGATGTCCTCATCGTTATTTGGAGAGAATGTCTTATCTCCCGTGATCATCACATATTTCGCCGGATTTACTACATTACTTTCACTTAACATTTTAGTATTGCTATCTATACCGACTTGAGGCACTGGCGGGGTTTTGAATAGCGATTTGGTATAACTTTCATATCCATATCGTGTGAATCCCATTTCTTCCAAAGCGAGGGCCATAGGAACTGCCCCACCATCGATATATTGGGAGTATACCATTACTATACCGACCGAGTTCCTTACCATGTCACATATTTTCGCGATTTTAGCGCTATACTTGTAGAGTTCGGACTTGTTAAATATGCGACCATATTTATTAGTCTTGTATTCGAAATTGTATCTCTGTGGTTTATTGTCTGTATGTACTTCTTTGAAATTCATTACGTTAGATAAGCCACGCTTTCCAATCTTGAGTCCGTCATCGGACAAGTCATCGGTAGGATAAACCATATTCAGAGCCTCAATAGGTCCTTGTAACATTGTGTATCCGAATGAATCGAGATCATTGAATGCTTGCATATCTGTCTTTCGCAAATTTTCAATGATCTGATTGTATGACTGTAACTGATAGTCTCCTATTGTGTTCATATAAACAGGTACGTATTTTGGAACATCTTCGACCGCGATCGGCTTACCGTTGAATTGTCTCGTTGGATATACGAAGTTCGGGTCTTTGGTAGGATAAACTCTATATGGGAATGTGTATGGGTTTTCTCCCCTGATATAAGATATATATCCCGTCAGTTTACGTTGCAATAGTGTGCGAGTTTCGGGAGACTTGAAATTACCATGCTTATCGAATATATCCGCAGTACTGATAGTTGTGCGTTTATCATTTAGATTCATAAGATTGGTTATCCATATAATCTCCTCGTATGAATTGTACATTGGCGTGGCCGACATGAGTAATAGCCTCATATTATCCGTGTGTTTTGCAATATTCATGAGTAGTTCGGCAGATTTCCTATTCTTGTTCTCTTTCGTTATACGAATATTATGTACCTCATCTATTATCACGAGCCGATTATTGAATGTATTTTTTATCTTTTGTAATCGTATGCGGTTTATTTCGGCACTCGAATATCCAATACCTTTGACCTCTATGGCATCATTTATATAATTGGCAAACTGTGTGTATCCCATAAACTCGTAATATTGTTTTATGATAGATCGTATCTGACTAGATATTTTTTCGTGACTTAGATTCTTTATAGAAGTGGGGTTTATCTCACGTAAGAGACTATCACCAACACATGATTTCAGATTCCATGCACCATTTTTCTTCTCCAGCTTTCGCTCATCGAACAATTGCAATCTAAAATTATCTTGCACGTTTGGGGAGGCGACAATTAAGATCGTTTTTTTCAATCCTACCTGCTTCATATACGATCGCATTTCTTCTGATATACCAATCGCAGAGCATGTTTTACCAGTACCTAATCCGTGATATAACAATAGACTATTGTAGGGAGTATGCAATGAGAGAAAGTTTTTTACGAATAACTGATGAGGCATAAGCTCGAAATCCGAATTACATAGTATGTTCGCCTGCTTTTTAATATCGTGTATTGTACCGTCATATTTTGTATCGCTGAATTCCTTGCGTTTTGCGATTTTAATATTGAAATTTGGATCACTCAATTCTGGGTACAAAAAGTCATATTCTGGGTCATCGATATAGGATTCCGGATCGGGATCGGGGAGTGGCGGGTTTTCGTTGTTTCCATCTTCCTCTTTTTCTTCTTCCTCTTTCTCTTTCTCTCCTTCTTCCTTGCTTTCTTCTTCTTTCTCTTCCTCCTTGCTTTCTCCTTCTCCTTCTTTGCTTTCTTCTCCCTTTCCCTTCTCTCCCTCTTTCTCTTTCTCTTTCTCTTTCTCTTTCTCTCCTTCCTCAACCTGTTTGGCCTCCTCTCGTTTTCCGACTAGTGGAGCATCAGCCGGTACAGGTACCTGTTTTTGTTTACGAACAAAAATTTTAATCGGAGGCTCATTCGCAACCACAGTAGGGTGTAATGAAAATAGTTGGTCCACAATGGATTCTGAAACAGGCCGTTTTTGTTCATCAACTACAACTATTTTACCGTCGCTTTTGTCAAGGTAGTTTTTCTTATATTCTTCATCCGTTAGCAACTTCCTTAATCCAATAGGCATTAAACGATTCCCATTTTCATCTTTATTCCTAATATCATAAACCCTCATTTTAATGTATTCATTTTTAGTCTTATCCCAGATGTGGAAGGGTTTTCCTTTCGGACGGCGTTTTGCATCCTCTTTTTGCAGGTCTTCCGCATCCTCTTTCTTTTGCTCATCATCATCGTCTATAATTCGAAAGCGCACTTTACGCGTACCTTTTTGATTGGTTACCGGTTCCTTCTTCTTGCGAGTGAACTGTTTGATTTTACTTTCCTCCATCACCACGACACCTTTGTAACTTTTATTGAATTGCTCGTCGCTCATACCAGATTCTCTCAATGCGACACGCATACCGAGTGGCATGATCCGATTTCCTTCGTTATCTCGATTGCGTAGGTCATATACACGGTTGAATATATATTCGTTCTTCGACTTGTCCCATATTTTATATTTTGGACCGTCCTTCTTCTTCTTTTCATGTGACATTTATATATAACGATAACATTATAATCCATCATTACAACCGACCCTAGAGTTGGTAAACCTCCAACTGTTTTAGACACGCGTCTACATTCAGAATGATACGCTTCTTTTCTAAATTGTAGTCCCTAATAAGTGTCATACATTTGTCAATATCCCCCCATTCCATTTTGCTGACCTCAGACCGCTGAAAATTATCCATATTCAGTGTGTCGCAGTGGTTCATATAGACTAAAAAATACTTGTGCTTGTACGACATATAATTCGAACCCATGAATGTCTCTTCAAATGGCAGGACATTATGAATAGGTTTGATTGCATCTCGTGTATATCCCGTTTCTTCGCAAAACTCGCGCTGTGCACAGTCAAAATCATTTTCATTGCTATTTCGCCTACCCTTTGGAAAACCCCACTCGGGTTCACTCCAACTTGGAGATGCTCTTGACTCATTGATAAGACTTTCTATTGTGTAAAATTCATTCTTCAAAACGATTCCCAGAGAGAGAGAATTGTGTTTCTCTCGCGATATGCTTTCTTCGATCTTATATCGATTATTATAAAATCCCTCTCCCCATATGTCTTTCCACAAGGTGTCGAACTTTAATGTAAGTAACCTCTCCTTTTCCAATTCGGTCATCTGTTTGAACATATTCATTATATAGTCCTTATTTTGCACAGAATATTTACCTCGCATAAAATCGATATAACCTAAACTCTCTTTTCTCCTAATCAATAGATACTCAATCGATCCAGTCGTCGTATATCGAAAGGCGATCACACCAGTACTAGTAATAGGCATTTTACAATGATTAAATAGGTGTCCAGGTTTACCGCAATTATTACAATGATTATTTTTATTCATTCAATCCTCAAGTATATAATCACATTGTTCTATATACTTTACCTCACATGAATTTTGATCCCGATGTATGGGGTCCGCATTACTGGTTTTTCTTACACACAATAGCACATTCCTATCCGGAAAGTCCGAATGCAGTTACAAAACGGAAATATTACGACCTGATTCAAAACATGCCTCTTTTTATTCCCGATTCGGAAATGGGTAACAAATTTAGTAACTTGTTGGATAGATTTCCCGTGACACCTTATCTAGGGACACGCGAGTCATTCGTAAAATGGGTACACTTTATTCATAATAAGATCAACATTGCACTAGGTAAAGACGAGGTATCCTTTTTGAAATCGATTGACTTATATAAATCCTACTACAAATCAAAACCTGTTATATTAAGCGAACGTTTCCACTTAAATAAACACTACATATACGGCGGTATAACATTATCGTGTTTATTTGCAATCTATGTACTGTCGAAAGAATAGACCTCTGGCATTTTTTAATCTTCAAATCTTATATAAATGCGATTCGAGATTGTTATATTTCTAGTAACATTATTTGTAATTGCGAATATACATACAGATGGCAAATATTTGAAAATTGCATTGTCATGGAAGAAATATTATCAGATGTTTGGCGTGGCGCTTTTCGGATATACTATTTGTTGGCTTCTGCGTAAAAACCCCGATCAGGCAAAAACAATGTTAATTGCATCGAATGAATATTTGAAGTATCTCCCGGTCGACAAGAACACATCAAGTATGCTTTCGCCTATCCTAGATTTCACATCCAAACAGGATTTCAATCGATCACAACAGTACGAGAATCGCATATTACAGTCCGGTCTCGCATCGGTCGGTGGAGCAAAGGCCACTAAGCGATCCGTAAGTGAAACCAAGAAGAAGTTCGTGGCTGCTCGACAGAATTGGCATTGTGGAGATTGTAAAAAGCAATTGCCTGCCTGGTTTGAAGTCGATCACACAATTCGCCTGGAAAACGGGGGAAGCAACCACGTGGATAATCTGATAGCATTGTGTAGAGATTGTCACGGTAAGAAAACCGCGATCGAAAATCTATAGGCTTAATATATATTTAGTATGTCGTCATCGACCTCAGAGTCATTTGTCATGAAGATGAAAACCGACAAAAAATACGTTATATTGATTCTGTTAGTTATTGCATTGATACTGAATCTCTCATATGTAGCCTCTCCTACTGTGCAACAACCGGAGGCGTATGCATCAACACTAGCAATCTTCGTATTTATAATCGGAATAATCATACGTATATTAGTTACAAGTGGTGGAGGAACAACATTCATCGTATTCGGGTTCGCAACTGTTACTGTATTGTTATATGTGTTATTCACCAACTCAATCGATATGTATGTGACTGGGATTATTCGCACGCTATTACTAATAGGTATCATAACGTTGGGAATTGCAATGGCTAACAATTTAGTTGGGCAGTATATCAATAAGTTTACACGAAACATATATGCGAAATTTTTAATTGATTTGATCCTTTATATACCGTGTCTGTTCAGTGATTTTATCGCCGGTGTAAAATCAGAGTACGGACTAACATCTAGTGTCACATTCATATTGTTAGGTTTAGAGATTGCATTTATAACACTCTATTTGTTATTGCCTAAGATATTTGAATTGTCAATCAAATCCGAAGATGGTGTTACTGTTATCGGAAAACCTGTGTTTTTAGATATTGAGACCGCACCAACATTTATCGATGATCGGTTAACATCGCTGGCTAGGTATAATGATCTCGGTCAGGCCCGTAGCGACTATGACAAAAATACCATGAATGTAAACTATGCGTTTTCTATGTGGGTATTCTTAAATCAACAGAACAAACAAGATAGCAAGCCTCTCAATGTTTTCTCGTACGGTGAAAGCTATCCGCAGGTTTACGTAACTACACAATGCCCGGTGACAGGAGATGACATATATATTATAAAATTATACAAGCTTGACACGGGTTATGAATTCAGATCTCCGAACCAGAAGTGGAATAACATAGTGTTTAATTACAATGACAAAACTATCGACGTATTCATCAATGGAAATTTAGAGAAAACAACCAGCCGTTCCATAAACAACATACAAACCACTAGTCAGATATTGATAGGGTCCGAGAATGGTTTATACGGAGCAATATGCAACGTGCGATACTTCAAAAGACCACTGACCAAAAACACGATCGTAAATTCGTATAATTTGCTAATGAAACAAAACCCGCCAATAAATAATATAGTATAAAATATATAGAAATGAATTCGGTAGTCGTTCTTCTTGGCGTTCTTCTCGTTGTCATAATTATTTATATGATTTACACGACGTATTATTCCACTACTGTCAAATTATCCGGAGAGGTACATTTGATCACCCCTCCTGTTGATATTCCAGTCGACAAGATCACCAAACCTGATGCGACCAGGTATGCCTATGGAATCTGGTTCTACGTTAACAATTTCCCCACAAGCTTTGGTACCGGCGATATAAGGACTATTTTTTACCGCGAAAAGGACATGCACCTCTATTTAACCAAGGATGGTTCCTTGAGTCTTGCTGTCGGTAAGGGCGTTGATCAGACTACCACCAAAGCATCAACCACTAATGCGCCAATAAATAGGTTCCTTATAACCAACAACTTCCCTATTCAGAGGTGGGTTTACATTGTGGCTAGCATCGACAATACTGTTGCTGATGTATACTTGGATGGGAAATTAGTTAAATCCGTTTCCATAGGACAGGTTGGACCGCAGGAGAAGGTCATCGTATTCAAGAGTGCAGGTGTGGCGAGTGGTATGGATGCATACTTGTCTAATTTCGAGCGTGTAACCACGCCTTTAGATCCGCAGTCTGTATGGAACAAATACATTGCTGGCAGTGGATCCAATTTAGCAGTATCTAACATGGTCGGCAAGTACAATCTCAATCTTACGCTTCTGAAAGACGGACAACTCTCACAGAAATATAAGTTGTTTTAGTTGATATAATTATTTATCCAGTATAATTATATAGCAATGAGTTCAAATCAATCATTCGGTGAACAAATATCGCAAATTAGTGCTAATCCGATCAGTAACATTAAGGAGTCGATTGGAAGTGCAGTCCAGGATTTTTCGTCCAAGAGCGTGGGAGATTCTAGTTCGGATTTCCTACAATCAAATAGTCTGATAGCCAAGTTCGTCTTTTTGATACTAGTACTCATTATATTTATGATACTGCTGAATTTAGGAATATATTTAATCAGTTATTTCTTGCTCCCTACGCGCAATCCATATGTAGTTAAGGGCATCATCGAGGGAAGTAAGAAAATGGTTATAACGCAGGATCCTAAACTTGGTAAGTCAGTTACCGTATATCGTTCAAAGAATGAGGATAAAGGTGCGGAATTCACATGGACTTGCTGGTTAAAGATCGATTCTCTTCAAGCTGGATCTGATACTGAATATCAGCATATATTCAGTAAGGGTGGAGTGATTCAGACAACAGAGAAGGCAAGGTTCGCAGTGAACGGTCCGGGTGTATATTTAAAGAGCGTATCTGATGGCAGTGGTGAGGGTACCATTCAAATTCTAATGGACTCGACAGATGGTAGCACCCAAAAAGTTGACATTGATGGCATTCCTATTAACCGCTGGTTCAATATCGGAATTCGCCTACAAAACAAGATTATGGACGTCTACATTAACGGTGCTATAGCGAAACGTCTCGCATTCTCTAGTTTACCTAAGCAGAATTACGGTGATATTTATGTATGCCAGAACAAGGGATTTACTGGCAGTTTGTCCGATTTGCGCTATTTCGACAGTGCGCTGAATGTGTTCGATCTTACAAACATTGCGATGGCCGGACCCAATCTGACGAGAGCCGAACCGCCCCTGGACGACAATACATTTGACTATCTGTCGACAGATTGGTACAATTAAAAAATATATATTATATAAATGAGCAATACTGATTTATGTAATTTATTGTCACAGCGTCGCGCACGATTGCAATTGATCGGACCTCCTATACGTTACGATCCGGTGTCTCCGTACCCCGCATATACTCCGAATCAGCTAGACATGAGGCGAAAGGCAGAAGTTCTACAGTACAATAAGAATTCGTCAAAGGGTAATAAACCTACCAAGGCACAGAGGTATGCCAGTGTCATGAATACAACCAAAAACACGCTCGTACAACCCATTTGCATATACGGTCCAAACAACCTATATAAACCAACGCCGACTACCTCCTCTGATGTTCCTGGACCAATGATTATGTTACAATACGATCCAGATGTACCCTTATATAATTATGCAACTGGTGCGGATAACTATAGTGACTTAATTGATAGAATCAGTCAAAAATGGGAGGCGTTTTCGGATAGGGATGTTGTTAATCTATCTGGCGTGAATACTCTAACAGCCAATTTAGTCATTCAAGATGTAGATGAATTTTCATCTACTCTGACACTTACTACCCCGATCGGTATATATGTAAGCGGAACCCCGTCCACTATCCCAATAAATGATGCATCTGGAAATATATCGATAAATAGTGTAGTCTTATCGGTACATTATAATAATGCGGCTATAAGTATTCCTACGCCAACAGTAACACTCGACAATCGACCGATTTCAGATCAGTATGTACATTTCGCGGCAACTCAATCGGTTTTTAGTGGCACGATATACGCGGGAAATCTAAAAATATCAAACATTATACTGCCAACTCAATCTGGTTATGTATATGATTTAAAACTCACGTTTAACCTGATTGGAGCGAGTAGTAACTTAAATACAACCTATAGTAAGGGAATATATACCAATATTTCGAGTTACAACACATCGTCTATTAATTGTGCAATAACGACAAATCTAGGGACTCTCTCGAGACAGGATTTTTCGATCACGTAAATATATCTAATATCCATGTTAGAAATGGATTGTCATACGATATAAGGTCAAATATATTGCTTTCTACTTGTACTGGTATTTGTACTGGTATTGGTATTGGTAAATTCGGCGGGGTATTATTCACATATTCACATTTTTCTGTCGTGTCTCTCACATCTGATGGCGTTTTGAGTAATATTGCTTGCCCAACTGCCGTAAACGACCATGATGGTATATCCATATATATACCATCATACACATTTTTTATACCTCTCGATTCGGTGTCATTGTAGGGTTCAAGCACATCTTCTGGGTCGGAAACACCTGTCCTGACATGCATTTACTTTCGTCACTCACGGAAATACATCCACGCTTGTCTGAAACCTCGCCAATTAAGCACCAATTTCCCTTGCTATTTGATATGGGTTTCTGTATTGGGTTCGCAGTCGTATCGGGTTCTGGTTCCTCCGGTATACGCATCCTCCTCACAGGTTCGGGGCTGTCGATTACTTCATCAAGTTCGCCACCGTCGGCCTCGCTGGCCTTTATTAGGAGATTTCCTATATTTTGTACTGACCCATCCGCTATTTCAACGCCGGTTTTAGCAGTATCCGCGACCAGATCTGACGTTTTATTGAGTGCGGACCCAGCCGTATATCCTATGACCTGTAGAAGGGGGCTAATTAGTTCAGTAATATATCTAATGACTCCGTCTAGATTTCCCAATAGATTTATGCCTAAAAACGAAAGCATCAATAAGAACGACAGTACTAATATAACCAGATTTTTACCGCTAAACATATCGGAATCCACTGCCTGGTTAGGAATCAGAGACTCATATTTCGGTTGGATCGGACTTTCCATCGTTATATACTATAATAGAATTTTATTATTCGTTTGTAATCCACCTATTTTTTTATGGATATAATAAAATTACATGAGCTCGTTTAATTTCATAGAGTCGTTTTTCTTACTGAGTTTAGGAATCACGTTTGTCCTGATTGTTTTGTTGGTTTATCATTTTAAACAGCGTCTGGGTTCGATGGAGCAGAAATGCGATACGATGTTTGACATTGTACAAAATTTAGTGAAGGAGTTGAATACCGTAAAGGGATCATTAACTCAAGATCCTCGTATCAATGTTTACCGTTCGTATTCTAACGAGGAAGACATCAAGAACAATGGACTCGCACAGGATAATATGAATGGTGGAGAGGACGAGGACGACGATGAGGAGGGTGAAGACGATGAGGAGGAAGACGATGAGGAGGGTGGAGAGGATGATGACGACGATGATGAGGATGGCGATGAGGAGGACGATGATGATGAAGAAGACGATGAAGATGAAGAGAAAGGTCAGGATGATGATGAAGATGACGAGGATATAAAAGTAATCAATATCAGTGACAATATTAAACTCGATGACATCTCTCAAGACATCGACATTGATATAGACACTAGTTCCGACACGGAAGCGGTAGAACTGAGAACAGTAACACCAATTCAGATCAATAAACTAAGCACATCCGAAGTAGACTATAAGAAGAAGACTGTCGCCGAACTCAGAAGCATTGTTACTGCCAGAAACTTGGCGAGCAATCCGAGTAAACTGTCCAAGACCGAATTGCTCAAATTAGTAGAGAAATAAATTACATATATACTATATAAATGTCATTTGTACGTGAACCGCAATATACCGTTTATGATAATACTTTAGCAGAAGAGCCTAAGCCATTGCCATTTACTAAATTACCTCCCGCTGGTTGGCAACCAGAGTCGTCTGAAAACATCAGATTATTGATGTTACACAAGATCCATACAAATGCGGATTACCGAAAATTTATGACAGAGAAGAGTCTTCAACTACAAGCGAAAAATCTGAAGGAATATGCGGATACACTATAAGTTGAAATATGGGTATAAAAATAACGCGTGATTTATATCCAGATGCGGGTACTCAGTTTTGATGTAGGTATAAAGAACATGGCCTATTGTCTGTTTGATATTAGTGGTGCTGATGTATCTGTTATAGATTGGAATGTAATCAACTTGATGAATAGGGAACCCGAGGTGAAAATCTGCACTGAGACAAAGCAAGCGAAGAAGGGAGGTATACCCGAAAAGTGTAGTAACAAGGCAAAGTGGACCAAAAACGACAGGTGTTTCTGCGACAAGCACGCAAAAACCAGTCAATTTGTAATACCAGAAGCAAAGTATTCTCCCGGTAAGTTGAAAAAGTTGAAGGTAGACGAACTGAGACAGTTGGCACAGAGCCGGTTTGTTGCCATTTCTGATGGGGACCATAAACCGGTTATATTGGACAAACTGGTTCGGTTCTTTGCGGATATATCATTAGTCTCTATCAATGCAAGCAAGACGAACGCGGGAGAATTAGATCTATTCACGATAGGCAAAAATATGAAAACGGAGTTTGATCGCATTGAATTATTCGCATCCGTGACCCATGTCATCATTGAGAACCAGATTTCACCGATTGCAACGAGAATGAAGACGATCCAGGGCATGTTGATGCAGTATTTTATAATGCGTCATGACAATGAGATCGTCATCGAATTCTTGTCGTCCGCTGGTAAGTTGAAAGGATTCGATAAACAAAACGAGAATGTAGAATCTGAATATGTACAGCATAAGAAGGACGCGGTATATTATTGCTCTCAGTTTCTCGAGACTGCGCGCTTCAGTACATGGAAGCATATATTAGAAACCAAGAAAAAGGACGATCTGGCGGACTGTTTTTTACAAGGAATCCATTGGCTGAAACGTCGTAATATTATTTTGGTTGCGTAGAACTTAAACATAATTTATGTAATATAATAATAATATTACATGGAGTTTATCGAAATAACTGATCTAGAGCCGATAACTATGGATGTTAAACCAGTTTCTAATTTTGGTTCTGGTATTGAACTATTAATGAATGACAAGGTTAAGAGTTCATCTGCTTCAACCAAGATAGATTTAGGGGAGTTGGATAATTTAGAGAACGAGTTAAATGAACTTTCCTCCATGAATATGCCAAAATCAGATCCTGCCTCCGGCGGAGGAGATAGGAAAACTATCGGCGGATTCGCTGCCGGATTGTTTGGCTATGATCAGAAGCCCGATAGAGGAGCTGAGCAGAATGATTCCAAGCTAGGTAATGCCACCGTAGAGAGCATTGGAAATACCAAGACCTGGGACGGTTTCTCCAAGTTGAACGAGGTACCAGTGGGGGAAGGACAACGTGCGCCTACTGCCAATCTGAATGAGAGAGAGAAGCGCAGGAAGAAGCGTGCGATGATTAAGAACTTGGAGCAATGGCATGAAAAGGGGTTGATTAAGAATATTTCCCATTTTACGATGGAATCTAATTTCGATGAGGTTGAAGACGAGTACGAGGGAGCCTTGGATGACAAGAGGAAGCGCGATTCAGTGAAGATTCAACAGAATTGGCTGATTACGATGGTAAATACGATCGAGTACGGAAATGCCATGTTTGATCCATTTGGCGTTTCGCTCGACGGATGGGGGGAATCGATTAGCGAGGATATTGATAGTTATGGGGAGATCTTTGAGCAGTTACACGACAAGTACAAGGGTGGTAAGATGAGCCCGGAGTTGAGTCTATTATTGCGCATCGGGTTTAGTGCGAGTGTAGTTCATTTCAGTAATAAGGCGCTTTCGACTGCCACCCCTGGGTTCAACGACGTTATTAAGCAGTCGCCCGAACTTATGCGAATGTTCACAAATGCAACGGTTGATTCGATGAAGCAGACTGCCCCCGGTATGGCATTCGCAAGTGAACTGCTAAACAATAACAAGCCGACTTCGATGAATCGACCTCCACCAGCGCCGGTCGAGACACGCAATATGCCTGCTCCTCCAGCTAGCTCCAGACCTGGTATGCAATTTACGCAACGTCCCGATATTACAGCAGGTCGTGGTGGTGCAGAACCAGAGAGAGAGAAGCCCGTTCGCCCTGACATGACCGGACCCAAGAGTATGGATATTGATAACATTCTTTCGGGACTCAAGACGAAGACCGTCAACCTTTCGAATGACGACGACTCCATGATGAGTCTCGGTAGTTTAACGGATATGCAGAATACAAAGATGCCTAAAAACAGCAACCGCAGGAGAAACAAGTCAGATAAGAATGTGATATCTCTCGATATTTAAGGTTGTGCTATTGATTTATATTTAAAAATATAAATCGATTATTTGCGGGATTTGCGAGACTTGCGCGCCTTCCTGCTCTTCCTGCCACCCCTCATCTGGCATCCAGATCCACCCTCAGCAGGAGAAGGAGAAGGAGCGTCCGATTTTTCCAAAGAGGCCGGTGCCAATGCGGATCCACCCATAACGGAAGGAAGCGTAGCGGGCTTAGCATCCGACTCACTGAACGATGCCGGCGACAACGCAGATCCACCCTGAAGGCGATCCGACCTATTTTTCTTAAATGTACGCTTATACTTCTTCCACGGTCCCGAAGCGCTCTTCATAGCTTCACCTAAGCTGACCTTACGCTTAGGATTACGACTCTGCATATTAGCATGATGATTTTTCAGGAAACCAGTCCAATCTTGTGGGGGCATAGACATATTATATAATTTATACGCAGATATTATCTATGAATATCTCTCCAACATTTTATGATATTGGGTGCTAAAGTCTACGATTGGAGCCGGATAATCGATTTTTACGCCCGTATTTTTGTGAACATCCCACTTGTGTATAATTTTCGGATCCACATCCTTTAATTCGGGTATCCATTTCTTGATATACTCCGCATCTGGATCGTATTTCTCGGACTGTGTCCACGGATTGAACACCCTATAATATGGCATAGAGTCGACCCCGCTTCCAGATATCCATTGCCAGTTGCCATTGTTGCTCGCCACGTCGTAATCCACTAATTTATTCGCGAAGTATTGTTCTCCCCATTTCCAGTCAATCAACAAAGTTTTTACTAAAAAACTGGAAACGACTAAACGTCCACGATTGTGCATCCAGCCCGTCGAATTCAACTGTCTCATGGATGCATCAACTATTGGAAACCCCGTCATGCCTTTACACCATAAGTCGAAATGACGCTCATTGTTTGACCACCGCACAGATTTTAAACTCGACTTGTAATTAGGGTATCCAAACAATACATGAGCGTAGAAATCTCGCCATATGAGCTGACGTATTATTTCGCTTTTTATACCAAAACTGTGTACAAATTGCCTATATACTTCGCGTACCGATACACACCCGAATTTTATATAGGCAGACAACTGGCTTGTGTTTACAGCGAATACGTTGCGCGTATTCGGATAATGCTTCTGGGTTTGTGCAGATTGCTTTAATTGTTTCAGACCATTTATCCTGCCACCATTTACCATCAGATTTGTATTTTCGGTTATCAATATGCGTTTCATATAAGCGAGTTCCTTCTGATTTTTGATTACAGATCCGTGTTTCTTGAAAGCAGACATCTTAATAGTGACATTTTCATCTATACGCAATGGCAAAACTTGTTCATAAAATGGCGTGAATTTTTTGTATATTGTGCCAGTAGTCTTTGTCACGACTGTTCCGGGTTCATATAAATAATAGTCCTGAAACATTGAACAATTCACGTCGCGACTCGCACATAATTTGGAGATCTCTTCATCGCGCAGTATAGCGTACGGGGTATAATCCTTATTGAAAAATACTGCGTCGATTTTCAAGGCGTCGATTGTATCGGAAACTACCTTTTTATTTTTTCCTTGAAACACCATCAGTTCGCCTCCATGCGCATGGATATCGCTAGATAATTCGGTGAGACTCTCTATCATAAATTGAATTGCATTGTCGGACTTATACGGATTTGATCGCCCAACCTGCTCAGGTGTGAAAATGAAACATGTGTATACGTTTTCACATTCTAAACACGCATGATGGAGCGCCATGTTATCTATAATGCGCAAGTCACGCCGGAATATGAATAGCCCATTCGTAAATTTCACCATCTTCTTGTTTTATAATGACCTGATATTTTTATATAATGTACTATTAATATCTAAATAGTGTGATCCGCGTTCGAAATCAAATGACTCGTAGGGAGGTAGCGTATCTATATTCAAATCTTCCCATTTGTCTAATAATATCATAGGAAGTCCGCACTGTTTCTGAACAATCTCGGTGTGTGTACTTCGCAATAAAATTGGTACAGCGCGTAAATAATATGCCTCCCACAAACGATGTGTATCCAAGCCATTACCCTCTGGACATATGCAGTACCTATATTTTGCCATTCGCTCCAGGTTTGAGCGCGCATCCGTTTTCGGGAGAAACTCTATTTTGCCTGATAATGCATCCTTACATGGTACGCGCTTATCGAGATTGTTGTATATATCAAAATGCATATAGATATTGTGGGTCTTTTGATTGATGTCCAATCCCTCGAAATTTGAGAGATTACCGTGATCCCACATGCTGTTTGCAATCCCAATCGGGAGAACGCATAATTTCGGATGATCGTAATTCACGTTTTGTGCGTACCACCGAACCACGTTTGCATCACTCAATATCCGGTTCACAGCGGGCGTATTGTCAATATTCTGATCGCTATTATGTGTTACGAGAACAAATGGATTGCGAAACAGGTTAATTAGAAGAGATAGTTTTACCACATTGTGTCCGTAACAAAATATAGTCGACTTGTTATTGTAATCACTATATATCGGCCACGTTTCGTGTTTGTCCAGCTGTCGGTCGATAAATGGATTCGCTGAAAAATCATCGTCATATCCCATGTATATATCAGTTATATCCTGAATTCTCTCGCCGGTTACTATATTGTCGGTGTTCATATGATATATATAATTACAAGTAAATATATAAAAGATTTACCCTCTATATTATAAAATGGACATGTTTAATAGTGTTATGATTACATGCGGTATGTTCGTATTGCGGACCTATACATGTATTCAAGTGTTCTTTGTTTCCATGTATAGTACGTATATAAAGGACAGCATGATTGCTAACATCACACATGCAGTTGTATATGATGTCCGAAAACTCTTATATGACCACCGTATCGAACCGCCGTATCCATATTTCTCTATATCCTGCCGAGAGGATCGTTTCAAAGAGATTGTCATTCGATTAACCAATACACAACTCGAGTTATCGGATCAATTCGACGATCTAATGGAAGCGTTATCACGATCTAATATTTTTAGCTGTGAAAAAACGTTCTTGCTAACCATGAAGATGGGTGGCAAGATGATCTCTCGAATACACGGAGCAGATCGACAAGATTATTCGATATCTGAGGAAAAGGCTCGCACCCATTTTCTTAGCATTGAATATCGTCATCCAGAAATGGAAAGTACAGTCGTAATTGAACTGGACCCGGCGCTGTATTTAGTGGGAAACGAGATTTTATCCTCCGGGTTCATTGAGCGATACCTAGAATATCAAAATGAGACGTTTGTTTTTGACACTAGATATGTACTGGATATTATGGATTCTAAAATCAAGATGTTGACATTGACTAGCGATCAATATGTCGTACTCGATAAGACAGAATATAGAGTGATAAGGGTTTAAAGATAAAGTCTAATTATTATATACGGGATTATGGACAAAGCGACTCCCACGCACCCATTGATTGGTAAATGGGATTTGTATTACCATTTACCACACGACAAAAGCTGGGACTTGGCAAGTTACAAGGTTATAATGAATGGCATCGACACTGCCGAAAAAACGGTTGCGATAAACGAGAGCCTATCTGAGAATGTGGTTAAATTCTCTATGCTTTTTGCGATGCGCTCTGGAATCACTCCGCAATGGGAGGATCCCAAGAACCGTACTGGTGGATGTTTTTCGTTCAAGGTAATCAACAAACAGGTCTTCGAAGTATGGAAGGCGCTGTTTTATGCCATGTGCGGAGAAACGCTATGTATTAATAAACAGCACAGTAAGCTGGTTAACGGTATCACTATTTCACCCAAACGCAATTTCTGTATCGTTAAAATCTGGCTGGAGAACTGCAGTTTACAAGATCCGAATATCGTGATTGATATTCCCAACCTACAGAAACAGGGGTGTTTGTTCAAGAAACATGCACCGGAATTTTAGAAAATTGAATTACAATACATGCTTTACAATAGTATGTATTATAAATCACACATGGCCAGACAGCAAATCATCAAGTGTTTAGAGGAGGTAGAGAAGTTCTTTGGTATCGAGCACGAAGAATGCCCTGATATCCCGACGCGTATACTGGATCTTTCATTTCACGTTCACAGCGACCCACTCGATTATCAGGTTATTGAATGGATATTGCAACATAACGTGGACAGTGATAAGGCGTATCAACAGTGCGTCTATCAATTGTTAGGAGCCGTTTTTATCGGGAGTGAGAATGAGAATGAGATAGACGACTACATTAAAATCCTGTTTGGAGAGAACCAGGAATATTTAATCCACGGCTATTGCATGTTTACGGATGAATTGCGTGACAAGGTATACGATATAATGGCAAGGGATCACCACTCGAATTGGCGTGCGGGGTATTTTGAACCAGAGGATTTAGATGACATTGAATTAGGGCGCCATAATGAATATGTGGCTTACGTGAATGACAAATATGGAGACGATGCAGATTATGATAAAGATTATGATGAGTACATACAAGCGAGACCTATAGATTCCGACTCAGAATGAGAAAAAATAAAAATATGTATATATTTATTTTTTATAGCCATTATAGTCTTCAGTAGCCATTATAGTCTTCAGTCATCTGTTTATCGTTCCTTTCCCTTAACATCTTATCAACAGCTGGATCATCGTTATATTTGAAAGGTGGTTCGGGTTTGGGTTCCGGATAACTAGGCTCGTTGTATTCTTCATACCACTTTTTCTCAAGTGGTTCGCCATCTCCTAAATCTACTATATAGTCTGCATGGCCTACTTCGGTATCTTCTGTGGGGTATGATTTTATGGAATATACAGTAAATTTTTGCTTAGAAATGTTAACATATCTTGTAGGGTTTCTTGTATAACTACTATATCTACCTATATTATCATTTCCATAGTAAATGAGTTTGCCGAATCTACCCATATCATCATAAAATCTCAATACGACCGGTTCACCCCCCTTCTTCGGTAGTCCGGTTTCCAAGTCAAATTTATCAATTAAAGGGCCTTGTCCATCTTTCAATAAAGAGATTGGTAAGGACTTAATAGTTGGGTCCCCGCCTTTTATAACCCGACGGCGACGAGTCTTTCGCTTGGTATTTTTACGACGATTACGACTTTTACGCGCCATTTATATATAATACATATATACATTTTTATGCCGAGGGCAGGTCCGCTAAACACATGCGGATTTCCCCCAAACTTGCAACGTCGTACTTCACAATGAGTGGTAGGTCGTTCCCCAGATAAAGCTCGAGATGACTACAGAGAGGCGTGCACTTGATAAAATGGCTAAGACTCTTCAACGAAAACTCGCCTTGAACTACAACCGAGACGTCAGGCTTGTTAATAAACTCCATATATCCGTCAGACTCCGAGCGGAAAATGCGAGAGCTAGCAAAGTCTCCCTCGCACGAGAAAATCAGATCGTTTCCAACTGACTTGATCTCGATTCTATCTGAAATACCAGTCAAATCACGCACAATCTTTTGGAAGTCGGTAGTCGGCATATTAATCACAGTGGAATACTCGACGTCAGGTACGACCAATTCTTCCGTATCGGGCTCAATCAACCTCAGTTTCTGACTGTACCTCTGCTTGATATCGCCGTTATCATACTGAAGTCCCAAATGCGAAACGATCCCATCGTGGTAATCCGCCTTGTCGATATAAATCGACAAGGTGTCATCATTCGACATGGTCGAAATCACCTTGAACAAATGGAGCGTGTTCGCACATACGATGATCTTATCCGGATCACAGCGGTATTTCTCGAAACGGTCGGCGTGCAACATCACATTCACTAGAATTGTGTGCGTCTTGTCGAAATTAATGATCTTCATACCATCCTTTGTAAACGTGATAGATGCATCGGTCAACACATCCTTGAGCGCAGTAATCATATTACGTATAGGCGATACTTGGACACTATGGATCTCTAATACTTTTTCGGAGCTCATATTATTATCCTCTTTCATACAATTGTGTTTATATGTGTTTTGCATCACTATGTTTTATTCGCATTTACGTCTTATCAACAATCACCTCTTTGGCTACTATTCGCGCCACTTTTGGAAAATACACCTCCCGGTCATCACCCGCCACCGAATGACGTTGCATCGAGAGACACTCCTGTGAAAACTCAGAGTCTCCGTCCTCATAATCGGGATTCACCTGTTTCCAATCATTCAATGTTTTTACGCTCTTTCGAGAGACAGTTTGTATAGCATTCCGGAGTTTTGTATCGTCCTCTTCCTTAGTCCAGGTATCCTCGTCTTTGATATACATCGTTTCTCTCTTCAGATCGGTACAATGGATGGGTCTTTCGTTGACGCCGAGCTGTTTCAGATTGTCCATGATTATCTTAGAAATACCGTTTACAAATCCGAGTTGTCCAGTGTTCTGAATGTCCTCCCGAGAGACCTCGATGTTCTTTACAAAATCCGAGAAATTGATGGCATCCTTACATTGCTCGTTTAAGAACACATTAATATTGAACTTCTGGTTGTTATTCGTTGTATGGTTGATGTTTGTTCCGTTTTTACATAATTCCAACAATTGCTTTTGGAAATCCTGTGACTGTCGCTGTAATTCCTGTGACTGTTTATGTAATTCGTTATTATTTGTTACTAGCTCCATGACAAGATTTGTAAGAGTAGTAACATCACTTGTAGATGTGATACCCATACGTTTAGAATCACAGGTCTTAACATGCTTACATAAGCTTGATTGATGTTTATATTCGTTATTACAACTGGTACATTTGTAAGGTTTTGCGATTTTTTGCGACAGATCATTAGGATTATCGCAACCATTTTTAGCATTTGCATGCTTTCGAGTGGATAAGTGTTTATTATAATCATATTTATTACAGCATATATAGTCACATGGCTCGCATTTAAATTGTCTTGCGACTTTTTGCGATTTTTTATTAGTCGACATTCGTCTATACAGACTAATAAGAAAATCGCCTAAATCGTTTTACAACATAAAAGATAAAAATCGCTATGCTAACAACATGTTTTCTGAAAAACGCGATTCAAAGCATTATGCTCACAACCGGTTTTTCAGAAAAACCGGTCTGGGAACCTTTTTTCACCAAATCAAAATTGGACATTTTATAAATGTCCAACTTTCAAAAAACTTTCTTGAATCCCAAATCAGAGAACCATAGGTTCTCCGAACCTCTTCCTTAGCAATATTACCATTGTTCAATTTTACTGTCTGGGTGGTGGGGTCTAGCTGTCATGCTTTTTATATTTACAGAGTATATAATGAGTCTGTGTAAATATAAGAATTCGTTAGGCGTACCTGGAGAAGGTGTGCATTCATATCGCATATTCGACGTAGCGATTGCCGACGTGATATTCACGATTATCGGAGCATTTATCATATCGCGTGTATTCAAGGTTAGTTTCCTATGGAGTTGTGTGGGATTGTTTAGCGCTGGCATCTTTTTACATAGGTTGTTCTGTGTGAGAACAACAGTAGATAAACTGATTTTCCCGTGGATCAAATAAATGATAATCTTGTCATTTACTCACCTCCTCCTCCTCATCCTCATCCTCCCCATTTGTATGATCTCTTGTTGTAATTGTACTAGACGATCATAAGCCTTTATTAGATTTCTTGGGTTGTAAAACGCATTAATCTTATCGCTGATTGCAACAATATCGTCATTCGGCATACTTGGACTGTACATATCTTTAAAATATGCATATTGATTGTTTGAGTCCAGTAAACTCAACATATAAATCACCGATATTTGTTTTCTATCATAGTCATCGAGTGAACTAATGGACGCAACGATAGAATCATTATTACGGTCCATGCCATCAAATATATCTTTCATTCTTAGATCCGTGTTTGTTTCAAATGTATCATCATTTTCTTGCTCTACAATGGGAGAATAATCGCTAGTCCGAATAATAGCGGTCAAATCTGGATTAATCTTATGAACAATATAAAAAATTAGTTTTAGTTCATCTGGCATGTCTGTAGAAGCCAATTCTAGACTATTAGTCTCATTTACTAGATCTACTATTAATTCTGTATATGCTGTTAACAAACCATCTCTGAATGTCATTGGTTTTGCTGCGTCGAATGGATCTAATAAAGATACAGGTATTACTGGATTTTCGCGACTAATAAAATCAGCTGGGTTTGGTTGAAGACTCTTACCAGATCCTCGTCTAGCATGATCACCAGTAATAAACTCAATAGCCGAATCTTGTTGTAAAGATACTTCTTCTGTGGTAATCTCTAGATCTAATTCAACAAGTGCTGTTTGAATTGCTCTGATTCTGTCGAGTATATTGCGATTTAATTCATTACGTTTTGCCTCATTATTTTCCATACGATCCGATATTTCGGATAGTTGTGGAATTTTCAGTTGATTTTCAATCTCAAATAATTTATCGTGAATTTCATCATAGTTAGTTACATATGCAGGCGAATCAGGTAAAACCTTAATTAGATTGGGACTGGAATTAACATTACATGATTCGATAGTTATTTGATCTACCAATATTGTAGCATTAATCTCATTATATCGCCTTCTTTTAATACGATATGGGTACATAATCGCATATGCAACCTCCATAGCCTGCTGTGCACGACTTGATATTCCCATCAACATACGATTAATATCCTCCTTTTGATCTAGCGTCAATAGTCCGCCGACAATAGTTTCCATATTACCTCCGCCATTTGCACCAACCGATATAAATGGTATACATTGTTCCACGACGCGACAAGTATTTAACTCAATCTCATATGGCAGTGGATTTGGTATACCAGCTTCTATGGGACCAGAATACAAATTTTGAATTTTACGTCGAATACCTCGTATTGATTCTATTTGTTTACAAACATATCTGACAACACGACACCTCATCTTATAATTCGGTGTATCGACATCATTCATAGGAACGCCGATAGTCTCACTTATTACATCTGCATATCCATCATCCTCATCGCTTTCCAATTCTTCATATGATATATTTTTAAGTGATGCTATATCCTTTAAAATATCATCCAAACGCGGTTTCAGTTCAGGCTTATCATTCAACGAATATGCTTGTGTGAAAAATATTAGTAGATCTCTCAATCTCGCTTGGAATTCTAGTAGCTTTACTCTCGCAGACTCTACAGTTACATTATTTCGTTCAGCTATACCCTTTGCAATTTTAAGACGCGGATTTACAATATAATTTATTAGAGAAAATAGTGCACAGCGATCATTCAGGTCTATGCGTACTAAGGGTTCATCTGACATGATGACATCATCCATATTAACATAACTCGATAAATCAAAAACTAGCTTACTATACGGATCCAGTACCGTTAATTGAGGTTCACGCTTTGCATTAGTCTGATCTTTAATACTCGGTGTCTGCATATTCATAAGTGACGATATCACAGGAGTTTCATCATATACTTTGTCATGTTTCTCGATGAATTCTGACAATTTGTCGATTTTTTCACTTGCTTTATCTGTCCAGCCCTTATGTGCATCGCCAATTTGGACTCCCTCAGCTTGTATCAAGTCGGGAACGGTACACCATACATCAAGCGAGGCTTCAAATGTGCTACCTACTACTCTTATGATAAATGTACGCATATCATCTATATTGAGCAATAATTTCATAAGACCTAACTGCGTCCTTCTGATGGTTTCTATGCGATTCGCAGATGCAATATCATACAAAATGCCTGGTACCGGTGCTTCAGGAAATTTGAGATAGTGCGCTGTCAACACCTTATATGTGTTCTCTATCTTATCTTTGCTGGTATTCATTTTTATTAATCTATCCTTAAGCGAATCAATTGATGCACGCTTTCTAGTCTGTGTTTTTTCAAATTCTTCGACCCCCAAAGCAGCCCTGTGGGCTGCAATTGTAGCTTCATCCCTAGTAAATTCTTTAAAATATCGAGATATGTCTAGCACATGCCCGTGTGGTATAGCGCTGTTTAGCCCACGACGTTTTGCATCATAATTCGACAAAATGTCTCCCGATGTCATTAATACCATAATTTTCATTAGATCCTCGTATTTTTTTGCAGTTCTGTTTTGGTTATAGTCTCCCAAACGTTTGAGATCCGCCAATAATGCGATTATCAAATCTAGGTCGATACCATATTTTATCATATCAATTACCATCTCAGTCAAATCCAATTGACGCTTGATATCCATAGCTTTTAATCTACTAATTATTTTTCTATTAATTTCATTCTGGGAGCCACCAGCGAGGATTTCACTATCTATAATATCAATAATTCCGGCTAGACTTGCTACGCTCGGACCAGATACGGGAGAACCAGAGCTTAGAATACTAAACTCTTTTACAAATGTCCTAGGAGTACCACCCGGTACCGGCGTATATTTGACATTCAACCGGATGCATGCGGGATCATTTCTACTGAAGATTTTTCCAGGTAATTCATCATACCATACTTCAAATGAACCCTTTCCCGATCGTTCACCCTCTATTGTGAAAAGATGGTCCGCGGATGTATATTTTCGCGGTACATTCCCATCGCCGTCATCTATGAATAGATATTCCCTCTTTATACCACTAGATTCACTATCGTCGTCATCATCGTCATCATCGTCTTTGCTACTTTTACTCATTCCTTGATTCACCGCTGAGTCGCCTATGCTGGCAGGGTCAATTATTTTCTTTACTTGATTGAACCCATCAAAAAATTTTGTAAGTTTACCGGCAGTAGCATCAACAAACATTCGCAATTGAGTCACAGGTATACCATAATTCAAAAAGAGTAATATAAAATTACCTACTATATTACATCGACTCTTATCTGCAAAGAAGGCTCGACGTGTTACGCGATCGCTGGGAAATGTAATTCTGATTATATCAACTAACGGATTTCCTAAGAGAGCCTGTAAATTTTTGTATGCTTGAGCATCGGTAGAGCCACTCCATATATTGTATAACTTCAATAAATCCAGATCTATATCTATTTTATGCTTTTGTAAGCTGTGTTTAACAGATGGTATACTCATGTCAGTTAACTCAGCATATCGATATGCCGCATTTGGTTCCAATTCAGATATTCCATTTCTTGTAGAACCAGATTTAGCACCTGCGGAGCCCATGCCGGAATGGTCAGCTAGAGTCAGTGCACCAGTGCCCTTAACTCTAGTAAATGCCAGTAGGAGCCCAGGTACGCCACTGTGGAGTAAAAGTTGTTCATACATGCTCTTTTGGTCAGCATTTAAACCATTGAGGTCAGCAATATAATTTGATATTATACGATTCAAGGTGCGTTTTATATCTGCACCCCTTTCGGCATTCCAAAAGTCATGTAGTGTATCAATAATCTTCACAACTCGTTCTACACCCAATACACCGTTAGCCCCATCAATTAAGCCTAATAACTCATTCCTTGTATATACTGGACCTTCTGGAGTTTTATTAACTGGTATTTTTGAGATAGTCGACCCGTTAGGTAGTTTATCACTAAGTTTTTTATTTTGCCATTGACTTACATATGCTTCTGGATATACTACTGGTAATGGTACTGGTGCTAGTACTGCAAACATACTAATATATTATATTGACATTTAATTTTTATATCAAACCAGCCTCCTTATGTAATTTCCCCGCCTTGCGTTTCGAATATTCCGTAACAAATAGACCATCATTAATGTAGTTCATGACGCGCCCCTTATACAGTTCATCGGCGTGGTCAACCGCATCCGTATAATCCATCTTATGTATTTCCATCGCGAAAATGACACAGCGGTCAATGTCATATGCTGCTAAAAGGTCGGCCTCTCTCACGATGTGGTATGCCAACTGATAGATTCCGAGGTCTGGATACCCATTCTTCTTCACCTTAGAATACGACATGGTCGTTATGATCTTCGCGATAATAGGAAAGTCCGTGAAATCGCTCATGTACCGCTCAATCTCAGCGAGTCCCTCGACCTCGTCGACATACTTCTTGTCGCACATGTCGTGTAAGATCGCTGAGAGTATGATAATCATTTTCTGGTCGGCTAAATGAGGATTCGACGCAAGTTCGCTCTCATAAATGTCATCGGCAAATCGCTTCACCTCCATACTATGCTTTAGCGAATGCGACTCATCAATATTGTATTTTTTCGTAAGGTCCTTAACACACTTGAAGGCGAGGTTGATATAGTCAGTCATTGTTGGGTTTGTTTATACTTCTTTATGATAGTGTGTGCGTTATGTTTCAATTTTATCAGGGAACCTGCGGTTCCCCGAACCCCTCCCTTGATATCTCAATATTATTTTCAGTTTCAATATAGAAAATAATATGCAGTACATTACATAGTATAACATGCGACCACTGTCAGATAAACAGATCGAAACAATCGAGAGTTTTCTGAAAATGGACAAACACGGTAAAATCCCGGATCGTGATCACAATCGAATTATGCTGGAAACCGACTGCGGTGCAACACTCGGTCCAAACGGATACCGTGTATTTGCTTCATCGATCAGCGGAGATTATACCTATGCGATTTATAGAGCCAATGATAACAATTTGTATATATTTACGATGAGTGTTGGTAATCTGGTGTGTTCTTGCGGATGCTGGGAGAATAGGTCTTCGCATACCCACGTAAAAAATTAATTTATTTTTCCAAACAAACGTTCATACTCTTTTATCTTATTTTCTAATTTTATTATTTTTTCTGTATGATAATAATAATATTGTCTATATGCTGATTCATTTGCTTTTCCTAAACACATTCCTAGCCACATTCCAGCTAAATAAGGCAAAAACATATGAATATATGAATATTATATTTTTAAGTGTTTTTTACAAATAAAACTTTGCAAAATGGGTGTTTTCGATATCCAAAGGTGTAAAATACACATTAAACTTTACCCGCAGGAGGTATGCGGGGGTTACACCCCCGCAGCAACAAAGGTCTGTTTCTTACCTTGTACTACGATTTTACCAACTGGAACCATATCCTCTCCAGTCATCTTCGTTCGCTCATAATCTTCCAAATTATAAACGAGCTTTGTCGATTCATTGTATGCGTATTTGACCCCGCCAATAGTGACCTCTGACACCTTGATCACCGTTTTCTTTGTTTCGAGCTCCTCCTTGTATTGCTCGTCCTGTTCTAGCGAAGGATACGAACCAAAGTCATTCGATTTGATTTTACCATATCCGAAGCATGTCAGATCCTCCTTTTTGTACAGCCCGCAATCGAACGCGCTCTCCTTCACTGATTTCATCAACTGTTGGTTTATATTATTCTTCACCAATGCAATGTCGTAGAGTGATTCATCCATCGTAATCGGAGTCTTTTTGTCTATCTTGCTTACATCGCGAATGCGGAGCTCAATGTGTTTCTCACTAGTTTTCTGTTCATTGGTTAAGGTAGACATGTACAAGAAAACCTTTACTGTGCGCAGTTCTTCCGGTAAATCTTGGTGACTGCAAATGCGCCTGGCGCGACCGATCACCTGGTCTATACGAACCATGTGCCAATATGGTTCAACAATGTGTACAAAGCGAGTGTTTCGAAGATTGATACCCTCTGCACCCGATGATGTGATCATCATAATTTTCACAATATCACCCATAAAATTGTTCGGGGAAACTGCCTCGAGCTTGTTAGTAATCGACGCGGGAACAAATTCCCACTGACTATTGTAAATATTACGCAAGATCTCTTTTTCCTCAGCACTCTCTGTACCTGTATACAAGAGGAATTTGGGTTTCGGTGCATCGTCCTCGTTTTGATCAATGTCCCAGACCTCGCCAGACTTTTTGATCTTGAACTGTGCGAATCCATTGGCCTCGAGTATCAGTTTCAGAACTCCGATACCCTCAATAGTGCGAAACTGACTATATAAAAGGTGTAATCCTATATTGCTTGCATCGGTCAAGTTCTTCAGAACATCAACGAATTTCGGACTGTATGTTTTTAGTGCGCTCTCGGTCAGATACTCACTCGGTCTATCCTCGATAAATTTAAGCGCCAGCCGAATTTTCTCTCCATAATCCCCGCTGGTTTCAGGTGCAACATCATCTTGACCGGCAAACTCATCGACCTCTTGTAATAACTCGGTGGGAACAGCATCGAGTTGTGCCTCGCTCACATCCTTTCCTTCTTCTCCTTCTCCTTCTCCTTCTTTTCTCCCCGGTACCGGCCTAGGCCTTCCCGGCGGATCAGGAAACGCAAAATTGCATGCAGCCCTAGAAAAGATGCGGTAAGACGAGGATACCTGAAACATGTCGTCATTGCCCTTCATTCGCTTCTGTTTATTCTTCTTGATCTCGGCGTCGCTTTCTTCCTTTCGGATCTTCTCGTATACGCTGAATTGATAGTCACTCATCTCCGATTTCACAATATGATAGTTACTGCCACTCGCCGTTTTAATTATGCTAGGCAATAATTTGTCCTGTGTACTCGGAAGATACGATGTCAATCCGAGAATACGTCGCTTGAAGAGTTGCGAGTTTTTAATCGTGGCACTGTCTTCGTCGACGAACATATTCAAGAAATCATCAGACACGTCGGGTAGCGCCTTGTGGCGCGTAAGTTGTGTTGCACCAACCGCGATTTCCACGCCATTCTCCGCGAGTATTTTTATTACCCGTTGGGAGAATTCGCCATCAGATATATTACCCGAGTCGCTCAATTTAACCCCTACATAATTCTTTTCGTCTCCCACCTTCCGGTCGACGTTTACGAAACCAAACGGGTTTCGAGTGATCGTCAGCTTCTTACCGCTGTAGTCAACGTAATCGTATAATTTGAAATTGGCCTTGTCGAAAATTTTCAGGAACGTCTCGGTTGATATCTTCTTTTCACCTTCTACCTTATTCACTTGGAATGTCCAGGTGTTAATGTAGCCTCGCAATATATTATAGAGAATGCCGATCTCGTTCGGGTAATTGATAACTGGCGTACCAGTGAGCAGAACAATCTTGGCATTGTTTGCTTTCAATAAATTTTCATATAGTATATACGGGATAGACGATGGTTTATCGATCTTATTGACGATTCTGCTGACAAAATTGTGAGCCTCGTCAATGAGAACAACCGCATTATCAAACGGGTTTTTAGTCATATTCGACGTGAGCTCCTTGATCTTGTTCATATTCAATCCGTTATAATTGATGTCCTTGTATTTTGCCCTGATCATCGCGTTCAACTGTTCATCGATCGCGGTTTGATCACTGGAAGGGAGCTCAGTGAAATTTGGGGGCTTTTGCACATCGACGAACCAAGCGCCACCGTGTTTTTTAATGTATTCCATGGGCAAGCCGGACAAAGCATTGGAAACATCCTTTTCTAGACCGGGCTGACCCGTGGTATTTACAAACTGCCAAAACTGGTTTTTGCGATATATGTGATCACCGCAACGTTTAAGTTCACTGAAGAAGTTCATCTTGAGAGACGCAGGTGTCATAATGAATATCTTCTTATCTGTCTTCATACCTTCGGCGATTGCGATTGACGTACATGTTTTACCGGATCCGAGTGCGTGCAATAAGAGGAGCCCTCTATAAGGTGTGAGTATATTCAGGTAATCGCGCACGACCTTCTGGTGAGTCAATAGATCGAAACTAACTCCACTTTTATTATTACATGTCATGGTCTCCGCGGTATCTAGAACCTCTTTGCGATATGGTTTAAACAAATTTGCAATCTTTTCAACGGACAGCTTACGGTTATTCATGTAATAACTCGACGCGCGATGGATATATTTTTCGGTTTGTTCGGGGAGAAGCTCCTTGAATGTTCGCTCTCTGATTTTTTGATTGTAATTGATGGCCTGGCTCTGTTTTTGCAAAGGTTCCTCGCTAACTACTAACTTCAGCTTCTTGGGATTTTTAATAGTAACTGTCATTCCCTTATTTTTTACAGCTGGTTTTGCGAGCTTTTCCTCCTTATCTTCTTCGTCTTCATCCTGATCCTTCTCTTCACCCTTCTTCTCTTCATTCTTCCCCTCATTCTCTTCCTCTTCTTGTACTATGCCCTTTAACCTTTTCAATATCCGATCTCTATTGACTGTAGACGTTTTTCTGCCATCCTTTATTAATACTCTAGCGGGTCCTTCTTTTTCCTCTACTATTTCTCCTTCTTCTATTTCCACCGGATCGTTATGTTCAACCTCCAATTTGAGTTTAATTATTACATTCGATTGTGGTTTTGGTTGTGGTTTCGATCTTAATAATAATGCTAAATTTCTGTCCATTATATATATATAATTCATATTAAACCGTTGAAGAATTAAACGGTTTAATTCTTCAATGATCAGTAACGATGCTCTAAATAGCATACTATTTAAAAACCAGACAAATTTCGGATCGCAGTTTCACACGCGAACTGTTCTGCCTTCTTCTTGATTTTATGAACACCCTCGCCAAGGAAAACCAACACTTTTCCGCGTTCCGACATGTATTGATGGATGTCACTGTACGTATTAAATTGAGAACACGGCAACGACTGTGATATGTTTATATTATGGATTGACTGACCCAGACACAAAAATACGCCCATATGGTATCCAGTTTCTTGATCATGTTCCTTGACTTCCACGTACAGAGGAGTAATCTTAAACTCCTTTTGGATTTTCACCTGCAGAATGTTCTTGAAATTGTCGTCGTTCTCAATAAGGCGAATCCAATCGACATGTTTCTCGAAAACCGCTTCTACAAACACCTGTACCATTTGAAATCCCGGTCCAGTAGTAAACAAATTCTTGAACCATCCGTCGTCGTCATTCACACTGATCTTATTGAAATCTAGAAACATCGCACCGATAAATGCTTCGAACAAACATCCCAATTTCTTCAGATTGGTGCGCGTCTGCTTTGACTCGGCATGTTTAGACAGTATCACCCATTTATGCAATCCCATTTCCAGCGCCATTTTGCCAATAGACTCGTTCTTTACGAGTGCAATCTTCTTCTCTGTCATGAAACCCTCATTTTCCTTTGGAAACCTGCGATACAAATAGTACTTTGTAATACACTCCAACACGCCGTCTCCCACAAACTCAAGCCGTTCATTGGATTTGGTATATAATGCTAAACAGTCGTCTGGTTTCGGCGCGATGACAATATTATTTTGCTGATTTTCGAGTTCAGGTCGCTTGATATAAGATCTATGAATGAATGCGCGTTTGTATAACTGAAAATTGTGAATCGGCGATGTAATACCATAGGTCTGCAATATCTTCTGAATTTCATGCGTAGGTATCTCCTTATTTAGGGTATTGTATGGGTCAAAAACATAGGTTTCCGTCCCATTAGGCCTTCGTTCAATACGGATGTCGTCTTGCATAGTGTTCATGTTATTCGTCAAATAAAATGAATACCGTGGTATAGAATATATCTTGCGTAATCTTTATATAATTATGAAATAATAGTTATGACGTGATAGAAAAAATATATTTAGACTATATATAATCATGGTCTTAATGAATGCTAGTTCCCGCTCTCGCAACCAAAACGCAGAATCGAACCGGGATACTCAAGGTGGATCTAAGAAGGCCGGCCTTGTACCCACTACTACCTCTACTGCCACCAGGATCGCTTACAGTGTGCGCGCACTTCCCCAACTCGCCTCGGTTATGCAGACTACGCTTTTCCCGAATGTCAAGGCGTCTCGCCCCATCAGCATGAGGTCTACCATCTCCATGCGTTAAATAGATTAAATAATATATTAGAGAGAATCTATATTATTTAATAATGAAGATCATAATTGATGAGAGAGAGACCAGTCTTTACGACAAGTGTATAGAAATAAACACGCTTGGCACAGTTGTAATAACAAAACAAGTACTGCCTTTAGGAGATATTTTGTTTCAAACCGACGAGGGTGTATCAATTTCGATTATTGAGAGAAAAAGCCTAACCGATCTACTTGCTAGCATAAAAGATGGGAGATATGATGAACAATCACATCGTCTCTCGCATAATGGCGAGTGCTCTCTACATAACGTCATTTATTTGATAGAGGGTATGATGAGTACACTGCGAAACCCGGCAGAGAAAAAACTGGTTTATTCATGCATGGCATCGCTGAATTTCATGAAGGGGTTTAGTGTTTTTCGCAGTATCAGTATGTTGGAGACAGCCGAAATGTTGGTAAACATGGCAGATAAAATCGGGAGATCTATGGCAAAGGCATCACTGGCTACAAATACCACCGAAATCACAAATACGAGTACGGACCAGAACTATTGCACTGTGGTTAAGAAGGTTAAGAAGGATAATATTACTCCACAAAATATAGGAGAAATAATATTGTGTCAGATACCGGGCATTAGCTCGACGACCGCAGTCGCAATAATGAAGCATTTTACGTCATTCAATCATCTGATGGAGGAATTGAAAACGAATCCACAATGTCTGGAGAATTTAACATGCGAGTCGACGGGAGGAAAAACGCGTAAGATAAATAAGAAGTGTTTGGAAAGTATCCATACCTATTTAGGGTCCGGTACTGCTGATGTATGAAAGCGGATCGGCTTGATCCTTGTATACTCCGGGGAAAAATTGTGTCTTAGGAGTGAAATACACCGGTCGCGTTACCTGATTCTCGTCATATTTACCGGAATCTACCGCATCCTGCGTATGTTGCACACCGCCCCAGTTTGGATCCATAGGACTATCGCTTTGGTCGGATTTAGCAGTAGAATCATGAATTGCATCGAGTTTATTATACCGTCCTATTTGTAGCCCGTAAGGATCAAACCCATTGTACATATTCGGGTTCCTGTCGTCATTCGAATCAATTACATCTTCGACATTTGAAGAGGTTTGATATCCTTCATTCTGTACTTCCTCGTGCAAAATCAATACGGGGCATTCTATTCCGCGCGCCTGCTGATTTTCTACGTAATTCACATATTCATCCATATTGCTAAATCGCATAGGATCACCTCTGGGATCAGTAAACATTAAAATGTCAGTTCCACTTTTCACTAGAAGTGTAGGACATTCCGGCTGATTTTCGAATCCAACTCTATATACAGATGAATATAACAAGACCAATAGAATTATAACAGATAGAAATAATATGGCGATAACCTGCATAATATATAGTATTTTGCGAAAATAAATGTGCGGATAATATATAAATATGCCAAGGCAAACATACAAAAAGAGCAAAAATAAGAAGATGAAATTGAGGGCGAAACCGGCTACAAAAAAAAGGAAGACAAAATTAAAAAAGGAGAAGGAGAAAGAGAAGAGGATAGAGAAATCAGAGGAAAATGGGAATATCGCTATTCAAATACACGAGATGACTGACGCACCTACAGATATTGAGACGATTCAATTCGACCCGGTAAATCGCAAGATATCACCCGAATTAAACAAGGATACCATGATAATAGGTATAGTTCACGCATCGTGGTGCTCTCATTGTACTGCATTAATGGAATCGGAGTCTGAACATCAGAAGACGAAATGGCAGGAAATGCAGGATATAATTAGATCGGAGTCAAAATCGGATGAATGTCCTTATAAAGACATTAAGACTATGGCTATAGAGGATGAGAATAAGGAATTTATAGAGGAGTTTGATCGCCAGTATAGAGGAAAGCTTTTTACTGAGGAGTTTAAGCCACCATCCTATCCTTATATTGTAAAAATAAATGGGGGAAATATGGAGAAATACAACGATGCTCGCGATCCGAGAAGTATGGCAACGTGGTTCTTATCAAAGAAACCCATAGTATAAACCGACAAAATTGATCTTGTTTTAAATAAACAAAATAAATATAACATAACATACCAAATTAGTTAAATGGCTTCTATCAAGAAGATGAAACTGTGTAGCAAGTCGTTCAAACTGATCGACTTCCACGTATATGACGACAAAGGCAAATCCGCCAAAAAAGAGGACGATGATGAAGGCGACGAAGCCCCTCGGGGAAAAAAGGAGGCACCTAAGTTCACTATCCAGATGTTTGGTGTTAATGAACAAGGCGAGACATGTAGTATAACGGTAGATGACTACATGCCGTTCTTTTATGTGAAAGTCGGCGACAGTTGGACCGACATTGAGGCTAGGGCGCTCTTCGTAGACCTATATCAGAAGATGGGTAACTATCACGGAGCATCACTCCACAGCACAGAGCTAGTTCAACACAAGAAGCTATACGGATTTTCAGGAGGTAAGGAGCACAAATTTGTAAAGCTCACATTCAAAAATGTGGCTGCAATGAACAAGGTAAAACGGTACTGGTATGGCGAAAACAATGCTCTCATCAAGTACAAGTTTAAGACCTTCTTACTGGAGATTTATGAGGGTAACATTCCGCCCTTGTTGCGATACTTTCACATCAACAACATCAGTCCGTCGGGATGGATCCAGATCTTCACAAAGAAGGCTCAAACGCCGGCGGTTACTACTACGACATGTGATTACGAATATATCTGCTCATACACTGCACTTAAACCGCTTCCCGAGAAAGAAACCCGCGTGCCCTACAAGATCTGTAGTTTTGATATTGAGGCGAGCAGTAGTCACGGGGATTTCCCGGTGCCAGTAAAGACATACAAGAGATTAGCATCGAACATGATTGATGTGTTTCAGAAGCACTCGCCTGACGAATCTAGGGCAAAAAATCTGATCACACGTATAGTGATGACCGCATTTGGCTTTGAACGATTTGACGATGTTGATTTGGTTTATCCCAAGATCGCTCAAACACAGGCATCTGTAGATAAAATGACAAAAATCTTACTCGTTACCACAGTGAAGGACGCGGAGAAAATGGTACAGGCGACGAAGCGAACAAACACGATTGCGGATATGTTTAGTCCGATAGAAGAGGTTGAAGATATTGTTGATATTGAAGACGTCGACGAGGAAGATGCCGATGATAATGACGAAGATGACGAAGACGATGTACCGCGTAGGACCTTTTATAATAGAGAAAGGCCTGCCAAAATTTCGACAAAAGCAACGATTGTGGATGTGATTTACAACACCGATTACAATCGTGATCAAAAGCTCAAGTTTATGGACGATGTCATGTGTGCGATATTTCCCGAACTGGAGGGTGATAAGGTGACGTTTATAGGTTCAACGTTCCTTAAATATGGAGAAAGCGCGCCCTACATGAATCATTGTATAGTATTGGGTTCGTGTGACCCGGTCGAAGGTGCGATCATCGAGTCAACCAAAACCGAGTCGGAACTCCTTCTGAAATGGTCGGAACTTATCCAATCCGAGAATCCGGATATTATCATCGGATACAACATTTTCGGGTTCGATTACGACTTTATGTTTCGACGCGCACAAGAGAACGACTGTGCTCAGGAATTCCTAATGCTGTCACGGAAAAAGAACGAGGTATGCGCAAACCAGAAAGTACTGGATTACAAGACTGGCGCACTGGGCGAGCTGTCAATTGAAAACGCAAAGGTAGTTCTCGCAAGCGGGGAATACGATCTCAAATATTTCAAGACCGCGGGTCGCCTACAAATTGACATGTACACGTATTTCCGTCGAGATTTCAATCTATCGTCATATAAGCTAGACGACGTCGCAGGACAGTACATCGGCGACGATATCAAATACAATGCGAGAGCGACACATCCTACATTTGGCAATATCACCGAACTGTATAGTAGTAATTTGACGGGTCTGAATGTGAACGATTTCATACATATTGAAATTATCGGGTTCACCTCCGACTACTTGGGCGGTGGTCGTAAATTCAAGGTACTCGAGATCCAGAAGGGTCGCGAACATAACGGCAAAACGTTTAATGTAATTTCGATTGACGGTCATCACGAAATCGACGCGACGAAATCTATCAAGTGGGGTATGGCAAAGGATGACGTAAGTCCGCAGGATATCTTCCGCTTGGCAAACGGGTCTGCGTCGGACCGTGCGATAGTCGCAAAATACTGTCTTCAGGATTGTAACTTGGTTCACCACTTGATGAACAAGGTGGACGTCATTACGGGATATGTGGAAATGTCGCGAATATGTAGCGTTCCGATAAGTTTCCTGGTCTTCCGCGGACAAGGCATCAAGCTCACGAGCTATGTGGCGAAGAAATGCCGAGAAAAGAACACGTTGATGCCGGACTTGGACCGAAACGGTGGGAACGAAGGATATGAAGGTGCAATTGTACTCCCGCCGAAATGCGCGATGTATATGGACAATCCGGTTGCGTGTGTTGATTATGCCTCGCTATATCCGTCTGCCATGATCAGTCAGAGATACTCACACGACAGCAAGGTGTGGACAAAAGAGTACAACCTGGCAGGTGTACTCATAAAAGAGACAGGTGAAAAAGATAAGAAGACGGGCGCGTTTATTTACGACAATTTGCCCGGATATGATTATATTGACATCGAATTCGACACCTTCCGGTATGAGCGCAAGACACCTACTTCGAAAGCCGATAAGGTAAAATCCGGACATATTGTATGTCGCTGGGCACAGTTGCAGGACGCCATCATGCCTGCGATTCTACAAGAACTGTTGAAGGCGAGGTCGGATACCCGCAAGATGATCAAGACGGAGAAGGATCCGTTTATGCAGAATATCCTGGACAAGCGCCAGCTCGGATACAAGGTGACGGCGAACTCGTTGTATGGACAATGTGGCGCGAAGACGTCGACATTCTACGAGAAGGATGTTGCTGCATCGACGACTGCGACAGGGCGTATGATGATTACCTATGCGAAACGAATGATCGAAGAGGTCTATGGTGACCGCCTTTATGATACCGAAAAGCACGGAACGGTTAAGACAAACGCTGAATATGTCTACGGTGACACGGATTCGGTATTCTTCACATTCAACCTGAAAGATCCAGTGACTGGCGAGAATATTCGCGGTAAAAAGGCACTCGAGGTTACTATCGAAATCGCACAGGATGTGGCGCATCTGTGTACGTCGTTCTTGAAGTCTCCGATGGAGCTGACTTACGAGAAGACCTTAATGCCGTTCCTGTTATTGTCAAAAAAGCGGTATGTAGGGATGTTATATGAAACCGATGCGAACAAGGGGAAATTGAAATACATGGGACTCTCGCTCAAGCGTCGTGACGCGTGCGATTATTTGAAAGACACCTACGGGGGAATCCTGAATATTCTGATGAAGGAAAACAATATCCAAGGCGCTATCGAGTTCTTAGACCGGTCACTGAACGACCTGATTCTAGGAAATGTTCATATGGATAAACTGGCGATTACACGGGCATTGCGCAGTGATTATAAGAATCCCAAGCAGATTGCGCACCGTGTCTTGGCAGACCGCGTGGGTGAACGAGATCCGGGGAATAAACCGAAGCCCGGCGACCGAGTAAAGTACGTGTTTATTAGCACGGCGAATTCGAAGGCCTTGCTCGGTGACCGTATAGAGACCATAGATTATATCTCCAGTAACAAGATCAAAATCGACTATTCGTATTATATTACGAATCAGCTCATGAAGCCATTGCAACAGTTGTTCGGGTTGGCGGTCGAGCAAATTTGGGAATATCAGAGGAAACCAAGTGCGATCAAAACATACAAAAAGGATCTGGAGGTGATGGAACGTGAGTTCGGCGACGACCGCGAACTGTTTATGAAAAAGAAGGAAAAATACTGTTCCGCAAAAGTGAAGACATTATTATTCGATAAAGTGTTGAACAAGATTACAAACGACAAAAACAAGCTACAGATGATCACGAGCTTCTTTACATAGAACATATAAACAAAAAACTGAATATATGTGTATAATACACTCACATTCTGTAAATAATTTTTTATACCCTTACAATATAGGACAAATGAATATGAATGTATATAGTACATTACTACTCTCGGTGATTATACAAGCAATTATTGGTATAGTAGACATCATCATAGTATTGATGAAAGTACCTGCCAAGATCTTTATACTCAAACAACTATTAGTGTTGGAGGTAATCGTGCAGATAATAGAAGGATTTTTTTACCTGTATTGGCTATATAATTTCAAGACAATTACAAATATAACACCGAAGAGGTATATGGACTGGTCTATAACGACACCCACGATGTTAGTAACACTGATATTTTATATGATCTTCTTGCAATATAAAGAGCTTGGGCGTTCACAAGAATTGGAGTTCTTCGATTTATTCCAGAAGAACCTAGGCCCTCTAACGAATATTTTATCATTGAACTGGCTGATGTTGTTTTTCGGGTATTTAAGCGAAATCAAATTGCTAACGACGACGACGGGAGTTCTCCTGGGTTTCATTCCATTCCTTGCGTATTATTATATGATTTATACAAACTATGTAGTCCGAAGTACCGATGGATATAAGATTTTTATGTATTTCTTTTTCTTTTGGTCTCTTTATGGGGTCGCTGCACTACTCCCATACAACATTAAAAATATGAGTTATAATATACTGGACGTATTTTCTAAGAACTTCTTTAGTGTGTTTTTGGCGTATACAATACTATCCGAGATCTAGTAGTATTTCGGTATCATTTCATTATATTTTATGAAAATATAATGACTAAAAAGTACATTCATCGGGGGTGATATTAACGAGGCATTTACATCGTCTTCATCATCCTCTTTTGGGTCTTGTTGCGCTTCTTACGGCAAAAGGTGCGCTTGGTTCCACTGGCAATCTTGCACCCCTTGACTCTGGAGCACCTGTTAGGCTTTTTCGTGCTTTTTCCGCGGCAGAGAGACTTGGCAGGCATTATATATTATATACAAAGATTTTTTCTAAAATATGTATAAAACTTTATCGCCTAAATCGCATCGGAAATTCGAATACGAATTGCGACGAATTATTACCTGAAACGTCTGTTATTAGGTTTGAAAATAATCTCGAAAGCGTGTTAGCGGCATCGCTTTCCTCTTCGCTATTTGGTGGAACAGAGGGCACAGCAGATGGGGATCGTAGATCGTGTCTACACGATGGACATGTTACTCTGGTGTGTAACCATGTCATCAAGTTTGATCGTTTAAAAATATGACCACAATGTTTTGTTCGGCATATAATTTCACCATGAACAAACTCGTCTAATGATATTGGGCATCGCGTTTCCTGATACAGATCAGTATCATAGGTTACAAATTCTACCGCATCTTCAGCCTGAGCGATAGTAAGTCCACGTGGAGTATCTTCAGAGTTACTCGCATGACTCAATAGATAAATGAGAGATGCAATATCTGCAGGTGATGTGCTATTGGTATTCGGTTGAGGTATCAAGCCCAAAATAGTCCGTATATTGCGGTTATATTCCAGCATCATCTCGGTATTCAATCGTACGTTGTTATTGTACTCATGGATAAGCTGTCTGAGCGATGCATTCATCTGTATATTCGGACGTGAGTTTCGGTTAAATGAGTTCATATCACTATATAAAGTTATGTATTTATATTATCTCAGAAAAAATGGAACGTACTACTAAAGGATACTCGGGTCTCGTGAATTTAGGAAACACTTGCTTCTTAAATTCATGTATGCAGGCATTGAGTCATACATATGAGCTAACAAAGATATTGGATACTACTAAGCGTGTAGGTACGACAGATTCGTTCATTATTGTGAATGAATGGAATGATCTGCGTCGCATGATGTGGAGACAAGACGCAACCATTTCGCCAAACAGGTTCGTCGCGAATGTACAGAAGGTCGCAAAAATCCGCGGTAAAGAGTTGTTTACTGGATGGAGTCAGAATGACATGCCTGAATTTCTACTTTTTCTAGTCGATTGTATTCATGGTTCTCTCGCGAGAAAGGTGGAGGTGAACATATCTGGAAAAAAGATGACGCAAACTGACGATTTAGCATTGGCGTGTTATAACATGCTGAAGGATTCGTATTCAAAAGAGTATTCGGAGATAATGGAACTGTTCTATGGTATTTATGTATCGGAAATTACATCGATCGATGGGAAAATTAAGCACGCATGTAAACCAGAGAGCTTTTTTATACTGGATTTGCCACTACCAAACAAACGCGAGATTTCGTTATACGACTGCTTTGATTTGTTTGTAACGCCGGAGGTTTTGTCGGGAGATAATGCCTGGATGAACGAAAAAACGGGGAATAAGGAGGATATACAGAAGCAGTTGTCGTTTTGGAACTTTCCGCGAGTCGTCACAATTACGCTCAGGCGGTTTTCGCCCGATGGAATGTCGAAACGAGAGGATCTAGTGACATTCCCGCTGGATAATCTCGATCTCTCGAAATATGTGAAGGGATATTCACCATCTTCCTACAAATACGAATTATATGCCGTATGTAATCACATGGGAAACGTGTTTAGAGGTCATTACACAGCATTTGTGAAAAATTACACTGGCGAATGGGTACACTATAATGATCAAACTGTGAGTCGATTGGGTTCAGACCAAGTCATTATTAGTCCAATGGCATACTGTCTGTTTTATCGCAAAAAAAATAACATAATATAATATATGTCATCCGATACTATTGAAATTGAAACACCCATTGCTGATGTAGCCGAAGTTTCGGATCCGGATACCAGCGGTGCAGATAGTATAAGTTCCGATATTTTGAATTCGGTATTCAGTCAATCGAACTTGAACATGATTTTTTTGTTTTTAGCCATATATTTCATAGTCGTTCTATTTTTAGCTGTATTTTTTAGAGATACATTAACCTCTCTCTCTCTGTTTACTGGACAAGTAGTCGATGTCTTGGTTTTCGGCACGATTATATACTATGCACTTTATAAAACCACGACCGTTAAAGATGGGGATATATTAACTGCATTTACAGAGGAGCTGAAACGCCAACTGAATGACTTTGACACCGTAATCTATCTTGGCGTATTATTACTTGGTCTCCAGATTTTCATTACCGTGTTCTCCTTTTTGACAATGTCTAGCGATATGCCCATTTCTATTAATTTGATCTCCGCAGTCTCGTGGATATATTTGATTGTAGTTTTAGTTATCATTATTCTGACTCGTGTATTTAAGATACCGATTACGGATAAAATTTCCTCTATGTTTACCATTCAACCGGTAGATACGACAGCAGGCGATGAAGCGCCAGTAGACGATGAAACGACGGCGGAAGATGAAGTGGCACCTATCATAGTGAAGCCCGACGAAGTATTTAATGTGTCGAATAATCTATACACATATGATGATGCGCAAAACGTATGCAGTACATTTGGTGCTCGATTGGCGTCGTACGATGATATAGAGGATGCGTACAACAAGGGTGGGGAATGGTGCAACTACGGATGGTCGGAAGGACAGATGGCGTATTTCCCTACACAAAAGGATACTTGGGCTTCGCTACAGAAAAGTGCCAAGACTGCAAACAGTTGTGGGCGTCCCGGTGTGAACGGAGGGTACATCGTAAATCCAAATGTCAAATTCGGAGTAAATTGTTTCGGACAAAAACCCGATCCAAGACCTTCCGAACTATTGAGAATGCAACAATCCACCATGGTTCGCCCGATGGAAGATAATACAGAGCTGGATGCTAAGTTGAAATACTGGAGAGATAATATGGACGAGATGTTAACGGTCAATTCATATAACAAAACTAAGTGGTCTGCCTATTAGACCATTGACTGACACTTTGAAAGAATAAAATGGCAAGTGTGCAATTTTAATTCTTCAAGGGTGTAATATCATGTTTTTCATAAGCTTATATAAGATTATGAAATGTAGAGATTCTCTATTGTTTTTTCTTACGTGTAATCTTTGTAGATACACCATTATTACGTCTCGTCTTTTTATTGCGTTTATTCATATGAGTACCAGATGTAGCCTTTTCGTAGTCGGATTCACACATAAATCCCGCACATTTCGAAGGAGTCTCCGTTACAGTGGACATATATGGACGCAAAACTAGCCCTAAAGGGATCGATAAATTGTGCATGAATGGAAAGCCACATCCGGCAACTGTACGACCACCATACGTATATTGTTCTGCATGTCCTCCGTATGTCTTATTCTCTCGTTTTCTCTCGTCCTCTTCATCCCCTTCATCACCCTCTTCGTAGTCCATACCATCTACATACTTACTTCCAGCGTGATATATAAGCTGTTCTAAAAATGATTTTTCGTACAACATGTCCTATATAATATTTGCCTATTTTATTTCGTAGTTGTTCGACGAATATCCTGAACTGTTGTGATCTCTCGATTATCCTTTAGATATTTGATTATGTAGTCCACGTGCTCTCCATTCGGGATTATTTTCCGTAACGATTCTTCAACATAACTATAGGTGAGTGGAGAGTATTCCTTCTTTTCATAAATCTTAAGATTACCATCACTTAGGTCGATCTTATCGGTCATCTGCTTATCTCTCGTATATTCGCAAATTCGAGATGTTAATGTATTCTTTGCATCGCGAATCTGTTTTGTTTTTTCATTTGCTACCTTTAACTGCGTATCTAATTGCACCCACTTTTGAACATTACTGACAAACTCTGATTTATTATTATCCATTTACAATAATAAATATTTTATTTACCTTCTCCTGCGCGCAGACCTCCTAGACTTGCGCGACCTCCTTCCAACCTTGCGACTCTTACTGGGCTTGTACACGGTGTTGGCGTAAAGAAGAAGGGCAGGTACAGCAACCTCATTGAGAATGCCACGTCCACCATATTGAACCTTACCCATTCCCATCCCCTCCTGACCCATCCCCATTCCCTCCTGACCCATCTCCATCCCCTCCTTACCCATTCCCTCCTGACCCATCCCCATCCCCATACCTTCAGTACTCATATAATTGCCACCCGTAAACTCAGCCGAACCCAAAGCGTTGCCTCCGTGAGCCACCTTGATAAAGCCGGTACCAGTTCCGTCCGCCGATTCCTGTTGGCCGGCAGCACCATATACGCTCACTCCATGCCCAGACGCACCCCCCTCCCCTCCAGATAAACGCCTGCGCGACTGTCTCTGCCTCTGTCTCTGCCTGCTTGAACTTTGCCTTTGTTTAGCCATTGTATATATATACATTATATATTTTTATTATACTGAATCGTATGCCTTTGTAAAAGTTGTATGATCAAGTATAAGATTGCTAAAACAATCAAAATGAAAAATATATTGTAGAGGCATATTAGCCATATATACACATATATTTCGTCATATATGAATGATACAATCGGTTGGATCACATCTTTCACATCTCTCTTAATGTCTTCATTTTTAAAGAACTCGATGCATGTATCTCGGATGTTTTTCATCCTATTTAAAGGAACGCAAGAAATATATACATTATTAATAACGCGTTTATAGCAAAAAAAATTTATCCGATGATATCATACATGAGCGCAATACAGGAACCAAACGATAAATTTGATTTCGAAGGTCTTAAGATGACCTCTCCGGTTTCTGTATCAGGAGGCAATCATTTTATCAAATATGTAGTGAATAACGGGCCTTTATATATTCAACCGCCGAATTGCTTAGTTAAGCAGGGTGTGATTAAAACTGGTAAGCGTATGTACTGCGATTTGATGTTCACAAACGAGAATGAGTCGTTTGTCGAATGGATGGAGAAATTGGAAGAGCGTAGTCAGAAACACATCTATAACAATCGCGGTAAATGGTTTGAGTCGGAATTGGAGGAACATGATATTGAGAATTCATTTACGTCTCCATTGAAACTGTTTAAATCTGGCAAATACTACATTGTGCGTGTGAATATACCTACCGCATTAGGAAAGACCGTGTTGAAGGTTTACGATGAAGATGAAAATATTGTTGATATTGAATCGATCAAAGAGAATGAAAAGGTGGCTGCAATTCTCGAAATCCAGGGTATCAAATGTTCTCCTCGTAATTTTCAAATCGATATCGAAATCAAGCAATTGCTAATTTTGAAGCCAGTCGATCTGTTTGAGAAATGCCTTTTTAAAACAGTTGTTAGACGCGAAACTTTAGAAGATTCGGCAAAGGTACTACAAGAGCCTCAACTGAAACCCGAACCCGAACCCGAGCCAGAACCTGAACCCGAGCCTGAACCAGAACCTGAACCAGAACCTGAGCCCGAACCCGAACCTGAACCGGAGCCCGAACCTGAACCAGAAAAAAAGCGTGACTCGCGCGATTTAGAAGAAGTGGACTTACATTTAGATGCAATTGTATCAGATGAGACCATAACTCTTAAAAAAAGAACAGACGTCTATTATAATATCTATAGGGAGGCGTTGCGAAAGGCGAAGATAGCAAAAAGTATAGCACTCGCTAGTTATTTAGAAGCACGGAACATCAAAAATACTTATATGTTAACTGATTTGAGCGACGATAGCGATTTAGAAGATGATGATTTAAATTTCGAAAAGGATTAGATCGAGAACTGTCGGTTATCAAGAGCACACGGATTTTTATTTAGCAATTATTATTGAAATAATTTTATCATCCGTTTATATAAACATGAGTTTCTTACAGCAGCTTAAAAGTGGACTTTCGGCATTTCTCGAACCAAATAAGATTATGAGCATTCTTTTCCTTGTAGTTATAAGTGTGTTCTTATTATCCTATTCTGGCAGTAAATCCTATGCGGTTGAATTATTAACGGAGGCTCCTATGCCCTCGCATCTTGATAGTGCGCCGGTAGTACAGGAGGGTCCTCAACTGCCTCTTCCGCAGGTGGTTGCGCCGGCGGTCACCCCGAAACAGGGTGGCGTTGCTAGCCCCTCGGATTTACTTCCCCACGACATGAACAGCCAATGGGGAGACCTGAACACGGTAAACAAGGACAATATCGCGATGCCCGATCTTCTTCAGGCCGGATACCACATTGGTTTAGATACGATCGGCCAGAGCCTTCGTAACGCCAATTTACAGGAGCGCTCGGATCCCATAATCCCAGTTATGGAGACGGGACCCTGGAATAAGAGCACCATTGAACCCGATTACGGACGTGTTCCGCTTGAGTTGGGCATTGGATGCAGGTAATTAATTATTATTATAACATAGTATTATAACAATGAGCATAAAAACACACACCTTTCCGAATGGATTCAAACTTGTATATGAAAGAAATAGATCTAAATCATCCAATATACATGTATTTTGCAATGTTGGATCAATACACGAACCAGACGATCTACGTGGGTCATCACACTTTATAGAACACATGTGTTTTAAGGGTACATCAAATCGCACGGAAGCGCGAAATCTTCATATGGAATATGATAAGATTGGTGCGTATATTAATGCATACACCGATAAACATCACACATGTTATATAGTAAAGTGCGATCATGATTACAGTGAAAATATGATAAACTTGTTAGCTGATATGCTATTAAATTCTATATTTGAAAAGAGAAACTTTCGACTCGAAGAGAAGGTTGTCGTAGAAGAGAGTGTACTCAGCAAGGACGACCCCCTATTTATACTCTATAAAGGGCTGAATAAGTCATTATATGATGGAAGTGCATACGATACTCCAGTTGACATGCTCGAATATCACGATACCGAATTTGATTATAACAAGGTCATCAAATACTACAAACAGTTTTATATACCAGATCGCATGATACTAAGTATTGCCACAGATCTCCCCTTTGATCATATAAAACATATATTAGGCAAATCCTTCTTTGTTAGGCGCATAAGTGCTCCTCAGCCCGCAATAGTACCGAAAATATGCATATCTCCGCAGAATGAACCACGTTATATTCTGATGAAGAAACCTGGTATTCAAACTATACATCTGGTTATAGGGTTTCGCATTGATAATGAGGATAGGCATAAGCTATGGTTGTTACAGAATATACTCAGTGGTCCAAATTCGGCGCGTATGTTTACGGAATTGAGAGAAGAAAACGGATTGACATATACATCTGGTATTGATACCACAAATTATGGCGTGTTTGGCGATTTTACATTTTATGCGCAATCAGACAGCTCTAAAATGATAAAAAATGGAACTAGTATGAAAAAGGGCGTATTGCCATTGATTGTAGATATTATACATGATATATATTTACATGGTCTACATCAATCTGAAATTGACATCGCCAAGGGTTACGTCAAAGGTAAGATAAATATCAAAATGGACGATGGTCATGTGAAATGTTATCATAATGGAGCCAGTGCTCTAATTTATCCATCTGAACCAATTTGCCCTTATTCCAAGATCTACGATACTTTTTACAAGGACATTACGAAGGCCGATTTAGATGAGGTCGTGCGAAAGTACCTTAGAAAGGATAGGATGACATTGTGTATGGTAGGCGAAAACATACCCAAGTTAAGCATAGTCAAATCTGTTTGTGATATTCTAGACTAATAATATAGTGTTATTGTATAACATCGATGTATAAGAGTGATATTTTAGGATATGTCATGTTGATTTTCATATTAGGCGCGTGCCTTTACATATATTATGATACGGATAGCTTCCAACTTAAGTGTATCGTATCCACAGTAGATGGTAATAAATACTGTGTGCGAGAGCGAGCCAAGGTAGATATGGCGGCTGACTTACTAGCATCCATGACCGTGGATTGTAAGAAATTAATAGCGTATGTAAAAGATAAGTATCCCGATCATGCTGGCGTCAAGCGTTTGGTCAATGGTTATAATCCGCAGAAGATCGTTGAGACGCTACCTACCAGTCAGTATACCGCATACAGCGAGAATAAGGGAGAAAAGCTTGCATTCTGTTTGAACGAGAAAAAGGGAGATTTAGACAATTTAATTGATAAACACACCCTGATGTATGTAGCCATCCATGAGCTCTCGCATGTTATGACGAAATCGATCGGACACAAAACCGACTTTTGGGAGAATTTCAAGTTCCTTTTAGAAAACGCCAAGGAGTCGGGTATACACGAACCTGTAAATTACAAGAAGAAGCCACGCGAATATTGCTCGATGAAAATATCGGACAACCCCTATTTTGATTCCAAATGAACGAATCTCTCCAGATTCTTTGAATGGATGTGTAGATTGAATATCGGTGATTTTATACCCTCTATTTCGATAAATGGGCGCGATATATTGTCATCTCCCGTTAGCCAATACAATTTATATTCGTTGTATTTGATAACACACGTCTCATTTATGAACCCAGTCGTGTCTCCTGACATATTTCTCGGATCTATGCCTCCCAAAAACTGACCTATTGCTGCACCATCGAATATAATATTGAACTTCTCGAAATTACGACACACATACTGTTGTTCATCAGTTAGCAATCCAACATTCTTGAATATAGGAAGACTGTCGATGAGTTCTGGGGAATGCTGTCGGATTAACGCAAAGTTTTCCATGTCATTCATCTGTATATTGTAATAGTCTAATACTCTCCCCAATACGATCGAATTTGGAATATATACAATACTTGCAATGTTGCGTCTGTATGAATCGAATGGCATATATATTTTCGTTTCGTCAGATAGAGGTAGAGTGCTACAATTATAATATATAAGTACGTCATTCTCCAAGTGAATTACATTACATAGATTGTAACGTTCCAATAGTGCGCGAATATAAAAAAACCTTGCAGAAGTAAGTCGCCAGAATCCATCTCGGAACCATTCACGATCCAGGAATGCCTTTCCGTTGTATCCATCTATGTATGTATCCGTAAGAGATTCCGTTGCAATTAAATTGATTCCGCTGTATTCCGAAAAATGCGTAAAAAATGCCATGTCTGTTATTACGTAGATGGAACTCTGGTCGTGATGTAGTCGCAGTAATTGTTTTATATTAGTCAAGATGTAGTCTTGGAAAGTGCCCACCGAAACTAAAATTATATTCATTTTATTAATAGAATAAAATGAAGCAATCTTTATACCATTCATCTGCGCATGTAGTAATGCCAAGACACGTATGAAAAATCCGAATTCAGAAACAGATTGGGGTTGTCATGTACATTCGCCCAGTTTAAGCTACGTATCAAGACATCATTTGGATGATAGATCATTACGTAATTGAAGTAAATTTCGTTCTCTGCAGCACCAGATGCATTTAACCGTTCGCGCCCGCAATATTCCGGGAGAACATTTCGTAGGTAAATCTCCCAGAACGACGATTTAATAAACGGATGGATCGGTTCATAAGATTCTGTATTATGGTAATCCTCTACCAGATTTATCAACTCTCTCATATATTTAGTTTCAATCATCGTATGGTGGCATATTCCTGAGAGGTTCATGTGTTTCTTTATGAGCGACGGGTGTAGTTTCTTCATATGATCAAAGTACGGCAAATGGTATTCAGTGCCGGTATTGTATAAACACCTGTTCGACTCTGGATCAATAAACACAGTGGGCTTTAGAAAGTGAGTGTCGCAGTCTATTACCAGATATCGATCCAATATTCCCGGTATAACTATCCCGGCATACAACTTCAACAATTGCTGTAGATACCAGCCGTTTCTCTCGAATTCACCGTGCATTCGTGCAACATCATTTTTAGTGAATGGGAATATCGTCTCTGATACTACAATTACATTGGTTTCATTTTGCGTGGGTATGATGTCAGGATCGCTACAGATCAAATAAATATTACGTAGTCCGACAACGTTTTTTTGAGTAGCATCCAGTTGCTGTAAGACCTGCATATAATCACACGGCCCAACCGGTATTACGACGTCGAATAGGTTAGACATGATGGATTATAGATACGAATGCTTTTATATAATTTGTATTACTATGTTTTTTGATATAAGTATAATATAACATTAATTAATATATGGATACGACGGTTTTTAAAGTATGCTTGCTCGGCACAAACAATGAAATAAAAAGCACATTTGTATTTAGCGATGCTACGAATCAACAGATCCACATGGACGACTCGATAAGTACAGTAAAAAACAAGATATTGAGAGAAATCGGATTAGACGTCCTTTCCTATAAGGAACTATACCTCTTCGCATATTTCAACGAAACTTTACCATTATTTGAGGCGTATAATGATGTTACAGTAAATGGGGAACTGCCACTCACTTATAGTACTATTGTTACGATTCTTCAAAATGTACATTTCACTGGACAAATCGGCGTAAAAACCCCGGATATCTATACATACGAAGACTTGGTGGGAATCTACAAAGGCGAGGTAATAAAAAAAGCGATCGGACGCGAATACAAAAATAATGTTGATTACTTATTTTCGGTAAACCCGTTTCAGTGTAGCAAAGTTACTAAGCATAGCGTGTTTTATTCTCTCGATAACTCAGTATTATTGAACTTTGGGTCTATTGTAGACAACACAATATACGTATGCTTAGCCGAGGATGTATTCGAATATTCGACCGCAAATAATATTGACAGTATGTTTATGTCTGAAATGTACTTTCCATTTTTATTTGCATCCGATATTAAGAAGAGATCCGATCTGTTAGCGAGAAAACAGGAGCTAATCTCCGAATCCAAACGTATAATCACGGATGATACATGGAAATTATACGAGACTGTTGATATGTTCCACGATATATATCACAAGAGAACTACAAATAGTGACCTACAATATGACCGGGATCGCAATGGTATCAAATCATTCGACATCGGTATTAAATCCGATTACAAAAATCTCTTGCCCTTAGACTCTATTTTTAAGAATATACATTCCATTCGAGAGATTCCATTCATTAAATATAATCCTGGATTCAGACGAGAGAATATGTATCGTCTGTACAGTGAGAAAACATCAACAAAGGGTAGAAAAATACCACTCCTTGCAGTGAATGACATAATCAGATTGTCCAAGGAAACTGGAAAATCCAGCGAGATATCACTTTATGCAGAGATACCTTTTAAAGATGGTAATATAACTATGTTTATCGATTTCCAAAAGGATGGAAGTATGCGCGTACACGCATCTCTCATATCACCTATTAGTCAGGCGGACTTACATGAGCTCTTAGAAAGTGGTTTGAATCCCATAATAGACAATATAAATGGGTTTATCGAACATATCGGATACAAAATACAAAGATATACAACGTTAGATGCTACGTTTGTTGCTATATTTAATATTGAGTATGTTTATAGTCTCCCGTTGACACATCCAATTAAATTGGATGCTTACCGCAAGGGGGTATCCAGTATTTTCGTTGTGGAAAGTACAGATGTCGACTCTGAACTCGGTGCAAAGCTGAGATTTAAGCGTGTGAATAATTATCAGGAAATGGATGATATAGACGAATATATATCTACCGAGAGAAGCAAGTACAGCGAGATAGAGGGTATAATAAATGCTATTATTAAAGAGTTTTCTATCGGTGAAGAAATTGCACGCAATCGTGTTTACGAGTTTTTTAAGAAGAATCCTACCCAACGCAGTAAAACTGCGGAAAATTCAGGATTCCCAGTTACTATGAAACTAATTCCATCAGACAAACGACTCGACATTACTATGTCAGGTATCAACGCAATTGTATACATAGACATTATAAGGCTTTATATAGATAGCATATTGCGAATTTTTCAAAGCCCCAAGACCTCTGGTGTGCCTCTAAGTGAAATACAGGCCGTGTGCAAGCGCAATATAAATTTTGGTGAAGTAGAAAAACGTAAATTCGAGGTACCTCTAGTCCCTGTTGCCGACAATGTAGAGGAAGAGGTATTCGACACAGACTTTTTCAGTGATAAATCGAAGATGGATGATGAACTTGAATACGAAGGCGACGACGGCGACGACTTTGGCATGGATACAGAAGGTGGCGGGATCGAAGGCGAAGGCGAAGACGAAGAACTAGAGGTAAAATTAGACGGTCTTAAGCTTAAAAATCCAAATCCGCTCCAGGCCAGAATAGAAAGAATGGACGGAGACTTGGTACTAAAGTCCCAACAGGGAAAATTCAGACCGTTCTCTAGAACATGTCGTGCGGAAGTAAATTTACAGCCAGTTGTCTTGAGTGATGCCGAAAAAGAGCGTATAGATCGAGATCACCCTGGATCCTATACAACTGCTATTAAAACCGGATCAAAACCAGATAAGCAAAACTGGTATATATGCCCTAGGTATTGGTCTCTCAAAACGAACAGCAGTTTGACACAAGAGGAGGTAACCGAGATATTGAAAACGCAACCGAATGCATTAATCCCCTACAAGGCTACCGTTGTACCAAAAGGTGGATTTATATACGAAATCGCCCATCCGACTCAACATTTCAATGAAAAGGGAGAATATATCCCCCATTACCCCGGATTAATAACCGAATCACATCCAGACGGATACGACATCCCCTGTTGTCGTCGTCGACCTCCCAAGGTAGTTGATCCGGTTAAAGAGGTGGAAAAGGACCGTGACACAAATCTAAACACTTATATTGTAGAATCGAATAAATACCCCATTCAACACAATCGATGGGGATTTCTCCCGTTACAAGTACAACTGTTCTTCCAAATGGAAAACAGTAAGTGTGTATCGAAATCGAACACGGCTATCATAAAACAAAACAAACCCTGTTTATTAAGATACGGTGTAGAACATTCCATATTACAATCATTCATCGCATGTTTCGCGGATATATATGCATCCGATAACAACATATCAGTAACACCCACAATTGAAGAAATGCGACAAATAATTATCAACGCAATAACGATCGATCAGTTCCTAGAATACAACAATAGCTCTCTGTCTGCTATCTTTCGGCCACCATCAACATATGTTATACCAAATATTTCGCTATATGATAACTCGAATTTCGTACAGTTCATTGACCAAACAAATGAAAATGAGGTACAGATGATGAATAATGTAATCGGTGCATATGAGAATTTTATACGGTTTTTGTCGGATGGTTCTGCGCATATAGACCACACTTTCTTGTGGTGTGTAGTTTCTCGTGCGAATCCCAAGTTGTTTAAAAAGGGGTTGAATCTCGCAATTTTGCAGTTGTCTCGCGATTCCGATTATATCGATCTGATATGTCCACGAAATGCATATGCGCATAATATGTATGATACAAACAAGGGTACCGTAATCCTACTCAAACAAGATGTATTTTATGAACCCGTATACTTATATGAAAATAAGGACGGTACCTTACATGATGTCAAAATATTCCACAAATTGAAGGCAGATCCAAGTATTAAATCTATATTGACACGCATTGAGAATCTGACAAATAAACACTGTAAGCCAAAAAATAGTATTCCGCAGTTATACAAATATAGCAAGGGTCTGAATCAATTGGATACAATGGCAGTTTTACTAGAGAACGGATATACAGTGAAACATCAGGTAATAAACTACCAGTTCAAAACAGTTGGATTCCAGATCTCATTTGGGCTCGATTCGATATTTATTCCGTGCAATCCATCGCCAGTTATAGAATCTCTTTATGACTTTGTATATATATACGACGATGATATATGGCACGATTATGAATACACAATCGCAATGTTGAATAAAGTAAACGAGAGAACACACGGTAAGTTAAAATGCGCACCCATAAAAAAAGTCCTCGATAAAAAGAGGATCATCGGGTTTTTGACAGAAACTAATAAATTTATAAAGATAAGCCCATCGATTGATATATACAAACATATTGATGAAATAGAGGTAATTAGAAGCAGTGATTATATAAAGGCAGACGAGGCTGTTACTGTAAATACGCTTCCCGATTCCAAACGAATCTCCACAATGCGCAACATAAAGTTAGAAAGCCAATTTTACAATGCATTCCGTAGTACAATCAGAGTATTGTTGAGCTACTATGAAAATAGAAAGGTAAAGCTAGATATAATCGCTCTATTAGAAAATAACGTATATAAATATAACCAAAAACTTAAACGAATTGATCAACTTCTACGCAATATGGCGACGGAAGATATAAAGTTCGAAGATATGGATATTGCGGGAATAGGAGATATAACTAGTTGTATAACGAATTGTGCTACGAAACCATATTGCATATCTAAAGCGGATGGTAAATGCGCGATGAAGATACCGATACGCAATCTGTTAACACAGCGTGATAACAAGATTGTATACTATGGAAAAATAGCGGACGAATTAATTCGCTTTCATCGAATACGATCATTCCTCTTAGAACCAAAAAATTACTTGAATCTAAGTAATGTTGACTACAAAATAAATGACAATGAAATTTTACTGCTTGACTCCACCATAAACTCGGATTACTTGAACGACAGAAATGTTTTTAATGTAGATGAATATATACAAAATATATCCTATGATATAGCCGAACCTGACAAGACAACTCAGCACTACTCTAATGCCGATGAAATGTAATTCTTGAAAACCCATGCACCAAGTATGAGCCACATGTTAGTGATCGTGAGACCACCGTTGTAGATTGTCCATCGGAGCGCTTGGCAGTGAGGTGTGGGTACCATAAATGGTGCCATGAGAAATCCGAAGAATGTAAGCGGTACACACAACCGGCAATAGAGGTGTGAGGCTAGGTAGTGCATGATGATCCAAATGGCATACATCATCAATAGGTGGAAATACTTGTTGTTACGGAGGGTGGTCAGCAAAGACATGGTAGTTAGTTTCGTGGTCGAAGGTAAGATACGGTTTGTAGCATCGTTAACTATCCAAATCAATTTTTCGATCCAGCACAACATGTTCATGCATATAATCAATGTATACATGAATAAAAAATAATAAAGAACCGCCATACCCCGTTGTTTTTTTACAACCCCATATTATAGTCGTCATCGCAATCATCCACTCGTGTTTGTTTAATATTCGATACATTGTTTCTGATTTTAATCGTATTTGTAGAGCAGACATCAGCACGCTCCTCGTTCATTTCGAACATCTTCTCTATGTCACTGGTTTGATTTATAGTGGCTGCTGATAATTTTGCCATCTCCTTCATGTCAAGGATTACATTAAATGCTCCAGTACCGTACTTTCCATATTGTCCACACATAACACTGGCAGATACACCGCGCATATGATCGAAATCGGCATGTCGCGCAGCATTCAACAAGACCTCTGTGTGTACCTCGAAGGTCGCCTTCGCAATAGGTCCAATGTCATCATTCAAAATACCAGAACGGAAGATGGGAACCATGTTCTTGCTAATCGCCATTCGGTCGCACAGCAGACTGAGGTGATGGTAGTTAATATACGCATCGCTGAATTCCATGACCTCCGTTATCTCATTGAATAGAACTTGACGAGCAGCCTCAATCCCAAGGACATCGCATATTTCGCGGATATCATTGCTGTAGGTACGGAATGAATCGACATAATCCAAACCCAGTACTTTCAACAGATTGGACCCAGTTGTATCTAGAACCCAAACATCCTTTCGCGCATACTTCCCGTCTTCATAGGATACCATATTCTGCAACTTTCTCGGCGTAACCTTATCGATATTATTCACTCCACGAAGCACTATGCTAGTGAGGATGACATCCTGCATATTCTTGAGCGCATAGATTTCGTCGGATTGGTCTAACGTATTTGCCACGATCTTCTTCTTCTTGCTGACATCGAATACGCGAATTCGGAAAATCAGCTTATCGCGATTGTAATCAGAGAATACACAGTTGACGTTCTCTCCATAGGAACTATTCTTTATGGCGAAATGTATATCATCCATGGTTATGTTCTTCTCCAACATGGTCTCTGCGTTCATCTCCATACGTATAATCCACTTGGACTGTTGTCTTGTCTCGACGGTCTTGCCGTTGCATTCGTCCATAATGTCTTCGAATTCGTAGAATTGTTCTAATAGTAGTCGGTCGCTTTCAATAAACGTGCTTCTCTCATTGGGATCGAAACAGATTTGCATCGACTTCACTAGATCAGAGAGTTTCATATACTCGATCATGTTGGCATATTTAATGGCCTTATCCTTGTCTGTCTCATCGATAGGTTTCAAATGGATTGTTAACGACGGATTCTTCGGATTGCTCGTAAGACGCAACAACTCTTCAATCCTCGGCACTCCGCGCGTTACATTCGACTTACTAGCTACCCCTGCAAGATGGAAAGTGTTAAGTGTCATCTGAGTAGTAGGCTCACCTATGCTCTGACCGGCAATAACGCCTACCATCTCACCCGGATGGACAATCGACTGTTTATACTTCAATATAATCGTCTCAAGCAACAATATTAGCGCACTCCTGTGAAAACGCTTAATTACGAGGAGATTCTTGGGCGACAAATAATAATAGTACAGTAGTTCGAACAGCTTGCCGGGTTTCACCATTTCGATCCTCTGCAATTTAGTGAAATACTCTTCGATCAACTGGAACGCCTCTAGCGGGGTGATATCGACGATTGAGTTGGAGTTCAGGCTCAACTGACCCTGAATATTCGAGATCGTGTTGGCAAATGAAACTGGCATTTTCACACCATCCTCGTTCTTATTCTTAAACACCGACTCTACCAACATCTTGCGACTGGCGATCATTTTTGTGATATATTTCTCGCACATTTCTTTCGCTTGAACCTCTTGTTTCTTGATGCGGGTTGCTGTACTTTTCGTGTAAATATCAGCGGAGCTATTTTCCGTGATATCATAATGCATACAAATGTCCTCAATACTCATTCCAGCGAGCGGGATCGACTGATTCTCAACGCGAGTAGTATCGATGCCGTCATCTCCGTATGCGAACTGAACAATGCGTCCTTTGTTGTTTCGCACAGTCATATCATACTCGACCTTCAGATCCTCCAGACCCTTGATTAGCCTGCGCTGAATATATCCAGTCTGACTGGTTTTCACTGCTGTGTCAATAAGACCGATACGACCACCCATTGCATGGAAGAACAGTTCCTGCGCAGTAAGTCCCGAAATATACGAATTCTCTACGAATCCGCGTGCGCTCGGACTATCATCAAACTTGTTATAGTGAGGTAGCGTGCGGTTATCAAACCCATACGGGATTCGCTTGCCATCAACGTTTTGCTGTCCAAGACCCGAAATCATCTGGGAAATGTTTAACATATTACCTTTAGATCCAGACTTTACAATCATGAGGAATCTGTTGTTCGCATTTAAACTCTCACGCGCAATCTTGCCGGAATCATCACGCGCCTTATTCAGGATGTTGTTGACCTGCATCTCAAACTCGACGGAATCGGAACTCGCAGTGTTATTCTGGAAAATTCCGAGATGAACCTTGTCAATCAGCGATTGCACCTCCAACTTCTGCTTGAGGATCGCCTGAAGAATCTTCTGCTGAGTAGTTTTGTCAGCGATCAAATCACTGACACCGACACTGTAGGAGCTGGACTTCATGTATTCAGTGACTACGTTTTGCAAATCATCGATGAAATTGGAGCACGCCATATTTCCATAATCGTTGAAAATTCTGTGTAAAACACCCTTTGTGGTCGAAGCCAACACGGACTTTTCAATCTGTCCGCGAATGTACTTACCATTGCGGATCTCTAGTACATTATTAGACGATCCGTAATCCTCACCATCGCCAAACATATTCGTCTTGTAGTTTAGTGTAATCGGCGCCATGATTTGGGATAGAATGTCAAAACTGCTCACCTTGCCTCCCGCGTTTCTCAGCGCCTTGGTATCAACTTTCGAGTACATCATCAGGAGATTCATCGCATCTCGCGGAGTGAATTTCACGTTCGGACGAGTGAAACGGAAAGATCCAAGCAACGAATCTTGGTAAATGCCAATGATTGGAGCGTTTGACGCCGGACTCACAATCTGATAGGGGATAGCCGCCAGATGGCGCAACTCCGTTTCCGCCAACACGTTCTGAGGCATGTGCATATTCATCTCGTCCCCATCAAAATCCGCATTGTAAGGCTTTGTGTCTCCGACGTTCATTCGAAAAGTATCACCGCGTTTCATGATTTTCGCGATGTGGCACATCATCGACATTCTATGCAACGAGGGCTGACGGTTGAAGAGAACCGCGTCTCCGTCCATCATGTGACGGTGAACGACATCATCGTTCTCGAGAATGATCGAGTTACGGTCGACATACCTCAGTGAAATGCTCTCGCCGTTTTTTCGTTCTAAAATCTTCGCACCAGGATAGGTCTCGGGTCCATTTTGCACTAGTTTTCGCAAGAAGTCTCTGTTTCTGTCATTCACCGTAACTGGTTTGGTAATATTCATGGCGACCTTCATTGGAACTCCTAGTTCGCGAATCGACAAATTGGGGTCACCGGAAATAACGGAACGAGCGCTATAATCGACACGCTTACCCATCAAATTACCCCTGATCCTACCGTTCTTTGTATTTACTCTAGAGCTAATACACTGATACGGGCGCCCAGAACGTTGTGCTAGTGGTGCAGCACCCTTAGTCTTGTTGTTTACAATCATGGCCACGAAATACTGCAATAGGCGCGCCAATCCGTCAATCACATTTGCCGATGCACCATTCGCCATCTTCTCTTTCAAGTCCGAGTTGGTTTTGATAATATTGCTGTAAATGTGAGTAAGATCGTCCTCGCTTCTCTGTTGCGCATCGTGTTTAACGGACGGACGGACAGCCGGAGGCGGAACTGGAAGAACCTGGCAAATCATCGAGTCAGGGCGTGACCAGACAGGACTGAATCCCATAAAGTTCACGTCTTCGTCACTAATCCGCTTGAAGTTTTTAAGAATGAGTTCGGGAGTCAATCGCATGATCACCGCCTCGCTCTTTCCTGATTCGGTTTCGATGTTATCCCATATAGCGTTTACGGATGCCATTTCCTCAACCTTAATCTTGTCCGGTTGTTTGCAACCACATCCATCCTCGGTCTGTTCGCCACATCTCTTCACTTTGGTTGCCAATTTCGATACATATTCCCAGCGATCTTCGTTGGTCATTAATAGCGCATGCAAATGTTGCGGTTTGCTAATAAGAAGTTTGCTACATTTAAAACATACGCATTTCGATATCTTGACAATTTCCTTCAAATGTTGCATAAAGAAGACCGGGCGGGCTAACTCGATGTGGCCGAAATATCCAGGAGTATCAATGTAGGTGAACCCATCGGTAGGACAAATAGTACCCGGTTCAAGAACGCCCATTCGTGGATCAAACATGCCTCCAATCACCGGTTTGTTATTAATATAAGTATCTCTCGACGTAACCTCTACGACAGAGTTTCGGCGTATCTCGTCCGCCGACAAGATACTAAATTGAATCCCAATAATCTTGGATGGAGTTGCACGATGCTTTTTAGTCATGACTATTATAGTATATTGTAAGTTATTTATATCATAATGTTTGTTTCAATTTTACGTAAATTAGAAAAAAAATCTGGGGTATGTTATCTCGACATAAATTGAAGAAAATTGATTTAAAAGTAGACGCTCATAGTTTATACACATACCCAACACAACACACATTATTCAAAATGGTTCGCACTAGAAACGATAACAACAGGGGATCTGCCGTCACCTCCAAGTCCAAGAAGAATCGCATGAAGAAGGCTCGCCCTGACGAGTCAGACAGCGAGTCTATCGGAAGCGAGGACTCCTACACCGAGGATGAGGAGGATGACTCCGATTACAAGCCCGTAAAAAAGACTAAGAATAACAAAAAGCGTAAGGAGGAAGAAGAGGAGGAGGAAGACGAGGATGATACCGAGACGGAGTACACTGACATCGAAGATGACGAGGAGGAAGATGAAGAGACTCAGAAAAAGGTTAGGAAGCTCGCGTCCAAGATATTCCCTTCCAAGTACATGAAGAACAAGGTCAAGCAGGATAAGAAGAAAAAGAAGGCCAAGAAGGAGGAGTCGGAAGAGGAGGAGGAAGAGGAATATGACGAGGATTATGAGGATGACGAGGAAGATGACATGGAGAATAAAATCAATATCATATTCGGTTTCGGACCTGATGGTATGGGAGAAGGAAATAGCGAAGAGGAGGAGCCTACGGATGACGAAGACGAAGAGGTCGACAGTGACGATGAGAAGATGTTCATGAAAGAGACCTACGAGAAGATTGACATTCCTGAGCCCTCGGACAAGAAAAAGGCGAAGAAGTCCAAGAAGGAGAAGGAAAAGGAGAAGCAACTCAAGGAGGAGAAGCAGAAGGAGCTTGAAACTAACACATTTGCTAGTGAGTATGCCGATCTAGTAGAGACTAAGAAGTTTCTGAGCGAGAAGCTCAAATCCAAGCCTAACAGCAAGTCGCTATTGAACTCAATCCAGGAGTGCAAGGATTCGATCCAGAAGTTGATCAAGAAGACTCGCGGAGCCAACGCCAAGGATTATCACAAGCTGATCAACGCACAGAAGGCCAAGCCGGAAAGCGAGATGGACTACTTCCGCAAGAAGCTGTCTAATACGGAACAGCGCAGGATTATGAAGGACCTCCACGAAATCAACAACCACATTCAGGTGGACAAGCCCTATCGCCTGGCGCTTCTCGAGTCGAAGATTCCAATGAAGTACAAGGCGACGGTTATGCAAAAGCTCAACATGCTTAAGTCGATGGACACGTGTGACTCGGAGTACTTCAAGCTTAAGAACTGGGTTGACTTCTTCATGCGCATTCCGTTTGGTAAGTACTCGGTGCTAAATGTAAACATGGCGCACGGCCTAGACGCATGCCAGGGTTTCATGGACGATGCGATGAAGACCTTGAACGAGTGTGCCTACGGATTGAAGGACGCGAAGATGCAGATTCTCCAGATGATCGGGCAGTGGATTGCCAACCCCAGCGCGATGGGGACTGCGATTGCGCTGAAAGGTCCTATGGGGACCGGAAAGACGACGCTCGCCAAGTATGGAATCAGCAAGATTCTCAACCGGCATTTCATCCTGATTGCGCTCGGAGGTGCGACGGATGGATCTGTCTTGGAAGGCAGTCCTTACGTGTACGAGGGCAGTGGGCCCGGTACCATCTCAAGAAAGTTGGTCGAGGCCGAAGAGATGAATCCCTGCATTCTATTTGACGAGTTGGACAAGGTCGGTGAGGGCGAAAAGGGGCGCGAGATTATCGGTATCCTAACTCACTTGACTGATTCTACTCAGAATGACGAGTTCTCTGACAAGTATATTGGGGATGCCAAACTGGATATGAGTCGTGCTCTCTTGATCTTCAGTTACAATGATGAGACGATGGTAAATCCGATCTTGCGCGACCGCATGTACGGTATCCAGACGAAGGGATACGACAAGAAGGAGAAGGTTATCATTGCGAACAACTATCTTCTTCCCAAGATTCGCGAGCAGGTCAACTTCAAGAAGGAGGACATCCTAATTCCCGACGAGACTCTCGAGTATATTATTACGACTCCGGGATTTACACACGAGGAGGATGGAGTCAGGAATTTGAAGCGTTGTTTGGAGATCATCCATACCAAACTGAACTTGTTCCGTCTGGTCAACAAGGATACTGACAACTTGTTCACTAAGGACATCAGCATCAAAGTTGAATTTCCCTTCACCGTTACGAAGAAGGACGTCGATGCGCTAATCAAGAATGATGATAAACATTCTTCGCGAAGTGTATTAAACAGTATGTATGTGTAATAGGTAAGTAGTATGGAGAGGTTGATCGAGAGAGTGATAGAGGTAAAGTATTTGATAGAACAGTGCGATAAAAATAGCGAAATAGATAAATTAAATAAAGCATTAAAACATTTTTTAATGCTAAATTGCACTCATATTGTAGAGACGGATGACATTGACATATCTCCCGACGAGAGTAGACGTATTAAATATTGTGCGCGATGCATGTGTAATCTAGACGACGTTTACACTATTGAAGATTTCAATCCACACAAAGTGCGTGGTTGAAATCTGTAAATGGGTAGCACTTTGAAATAATAAATCCGCAGGCGTGCGGATTTAATTCTTCAAGGGTGTAAATCTTCAAAGTGTGTAATTACGAAGTAGGTGTACCATCAGCCACCATTTTCTGCCATTTTTTATCGGCTTCATCAAAGAGAGTTTTTGCTGCGGCTCGATCCTTCAATGCATCTTTTTCTTCCGACGAAAACCCTTCGTTAGTAGATACGGCAGACAAGACCAATATCATAAATAATGCAATACCAAAGAATGCGAATTTTGATTTCATATTATTATATAAATTTAATAGATAATAATATTACCTGCCCCCGATCTGCGAATCCATTCCCGTGGCATTTCCACCGCGCGTTTGTAATAGGCGTTTCTGGTCGTCCGACAAGCAGAGAGGTCCTTTCGAGTTGCTAAGCCCGGACGACTTACCGGCACACTCGGCGGATCCAATCGCACTACTAAATTGATCGAGTATGAAAGCATTATTGTTGTAGTCGGATGTTCCTAACCCTCTGAAACCCTCTTGCTCCTCCTCGTCCTCATTCTCCATACCCTCTTGCTCCTCCTCGTCCTCATTCTCCATTCCCTCAATATTAGAAAATCCTTGGCGAAGCTTCTTCCCTAGCGCTTGCTGGATTAAGTACCTCGGTGAGAGCTTCCTCCCCCCCATACCCTCTTGCTCCTCCTCATTCTCCATACCCTCCTGTTCCTCCTCATCCTCCATACCCTCCTGTTCCTCCTCTTCCTCCATACCCTCCTGTTCCTCCTCATCGTCCATACCCTCTTGTTCTTCTCCTTCCATACCCTCATAGGTATACTCTTTTAAGTATACTGAATTCGCATGGTATGGCGTAACGCAGGAAGTGGTCATTGTCAATAAAATCAACACTATTAAAATGCCACCGAAAATAAGGTAGTTGGTATTCATATTATATATAATATTTGCTAGATAATAATATATTCGCTAAACATGCCCGGGCACTAAAATATATTAAAGAGGAGACGTCCTTTACTCTCGACGACTTTATCTATAGTTTGCATGATATTATGTTTAACAATAAATTCTCCAGTGTTTCGGTATTCTTGGCTCAAAATATGCAGATACAGTACGCGAGAAATCATGAATGAAAATGCAAAAAATAGGAGTACATCTACTGTGCCCGTTAAATCCATACTATATAATTAGTAGAAACAAAAATCATTCTGTTCTAAACAGCGACCGCGTAAATCGAAAAAATAGATATAATTGCAACAGCCCATGTAAGTGCAGTGATACTCGGGTTTACAATAGTCATGTCCATATCAGCTTTCCATTGTTTCATACTCTTTCTTTTCAACTCCTTTGTCTTTATATCCCTGTATTTTCCAATGAGATATGCTATAATTGCATAAAATGCTAAAATAATAAATATCCAATATGACTGTGCATTTTTGTAAATAGGAATCATGGGCTTAGGTTTACCCGACCATTGATTCCATATAGCGTCGACTACTATAGCAATCAAATGAATTACTGTAGCAATAGTAATCGGGAGAAATGTCAGTATAATAATAGGTTGATTGAAAGCATCAGTAAACTCGTTTGCCATTTATATTATATGCAGTAAAAAACATAAACGATTATATCCATATTATGTATATGAATCCTGACGAGCGCCTGAATCTAAAAAAGCTGATCAATGCGAATGAATGTGATGACAATACTGAACAAATCCGTGAGCTCAAACATAGTGTCAAGATCCGCAATGATATTGCTCTAATGCAAAGCCTTAAAAAGAAGAACGCTCGTATGTATAAAAACGACCCCGATCGTTTACAGGAGTTGTGTAAGTCTCAGTGCTCATTTTTGTACAACAGTTATACTGATATTTTCCATAAGGTGTACAAGGACGAGATTGATATGAATATTATGAGCAATCTCCTCAATATTCTGAAACAGATTGAGGACGGTAAGGTCGACCAGCACGAGGGCTCTGTACTCGTCGGTAAGATTCTAAAGGAGCTATACGTAGATTCTGCGCTCAAGCGTTGTGATAATATTAATAATAGTATCGAGCAGACACCGGAGCATGTATTCGTTGAATCGAAGCAGATCTCGTGGAAGCAATACAAACAGATGAATTAATAATATAGGATGTTTATGTATAATGAATGGAATACAGATTTACAAAGGAAGATATTTTGTAAAAGCGAAAACTGTAAAGAAGTCTCAAAATAAAGTAATCGTATTTGACTTAGACGAGACCCTGGGGTCATTTGTCGATTTAGAAATATTATGGAATACCATGTTATTTGATCATACACAGGAGAATTTCAACAAGCTTATGGATCTATACCCTGAATTTTTACGATATGGTATTCTGAATATAATCGACTTTCTGTATTATAAAAAACAGGTGGGGTATTGCTATAAACTCTTTATATATACCAACAATCAGCTGGCTAAATCATGGACATCTATGATTGTAAAATATCTAGAGCAAAAGCAGAACACGCCCAAATTATTTGATCAATTGATATGTGCATTCAAAATAAACGACATTGTTATAGAGCCAAAACGGACCACTCACGATAAAACGTATAGTGATTTTATAAAATGCTCTTTATTACCGCAGTCTAGTGAAATATGTTTCATAGATGATAAGTATTTTAAGTCTATGGCACAGGACAAGGTGTACTATATACAACCAAAACCGTATCATCATTCGCTGACTACATTAGATATAATTCGACGATTCAGATCTTTCGACAATAAGGATCATAGTACTCTTTTATATCCTCTATTTGAACATCGTGGGTCTGTTGTTAAGTCCGAATCGGACATAGATATTGATAGACAGGTGTCAAACAAGATGATGTATCATTTACAGCTGTTTTTCTTCATGACTACAGCTCGCAAGAGAACCCAGCGAATGAAAAACAGCGGTATTGGTAAGTTTACTCGTAAGCGATCACCTAGATCGAATGTACTCATACGCCATCAGTATTAACTGCTCACCAGTTGACAATTTTTGGAATATGGTACAATTGTCGAATTTAATTTGCATCATCTGATTTCGCGTATTTCTACATAAAATCTGACTGCCCGTATCGTAGAATTTCACGTCAAATACAATCGCACCATTTGTTAGTTTCTTATCCACACTTGTGTGGCGAATCCATCGTATATGTTTGCCTTTATGTAACTCAGATAGGTTATCAATGTATCTATATCCAGCAAGTTTATTACATAGTTCTACTATTTTCGTTTTGTCTGGATAAACCCGTTTTATCATACGAATATTGTCATCTAATATGTCGTCGAGCGTTTTATTTTCCAGGTAATCCGTTTTCTCGTTGTTTGTTGCTCGCAATAATTCATCTATATCCATGTTCGCAAACAGAGAGGAGTCCTTCTGCACATCCTCGAATATTTTATTGATATCCATTATATAATAATATAGGTTAAATGCTTATTATATAATTTTATATAATGTATTGCTCCATGTTACCCTTCGTTTTACATAGTTTGTTATGTATTGTGTTATTCCAAGATCGGTAAGTAAAAATATGGCACTTGTGAAAATCAACTGTTCGTCGAAATCTCTTAGTACATGACTCCGTTTGAAAGGGTGGAACCGAATTATCAGGAACATACATACAAAGAGCCGAATAAACTTACTCAACAGCTGTACATAGTTTGGATTGATAAATGTGATTCCGATATATAAACAGAAATACAAAAAATAAATTGTTGCCATTATTCCAACAAACACCGGTTTTTTTACATGTTCTATATTATCCTCGATGCTCATATACATAATTCATCGAAAAAAAACAAATTAGAACTATGCGCAGATTTAACTGAATGATAGGCGAGGTTTTATGTAATAAATATATGGTAGATAGCATATTGGGTAATGGTAAATTCGGTGTAGTTTATAAAGGGTCTCATGTTACAAAAGGCCATATTGTAGCAATAAAGACAGAGCCTATTGTCAACAATTTTAAATTGCTCCGACATGAAGTGACAGTATTGAACTATCTATTTTATAACGGTGTTCGGAATATACCTGCAGTATATTGGTTTGGTCAATACGCCGGATACACTTGTTTGGCTATGTCACATTATACGTGTAATTTGAATGATTATGTAGTAAAAAAAGGTGTGATGGATAAGAAGAAATTGGGGTCTATGATGATAAAGTGCCTGAATATATTAGAAAATATCCACAAATATCATATTCTACATAGGGATATAAAACCGAATAATTTTATGATCAAAGATGGAGATATCTATCTGATTGATTTTGGGCTATCCACTGTTTTCATCGACGAGGACGGGAAACATATAATTAAACAGGATCTTGATAATATAATTGGTACTCCTAAATACGTAAGTTTTTATAACCACTGTGGGGAGAATATATCAAGAAGAGATGATCTGATTTCTCTCGGATATATGTACATGTATTTACAGAATGGATGTCTCCCATGGGATGCAATACAGTCATGTCCAAGTACTCTTCCTCAGACGAGCACGCTTCATCCGAGAAATCTGTCATTGAAAAATGCTAAACAATGGACTGATATATCAGTATGTTCTGAGGGTACTATATCTATGTATTTGAAATATTGTTACGAGTTAAAATATAATGATGATCCGAATTATCATATTTTAATGGAGTTGTTCGTTAGTTGAAATCAACGCATTTTTTTATTACAATCATAGCCCTCCTGAACTACCTCTGCGTACCCTTCCATAAAAGAAGGAACTGAAGCCGGGTGACTACTAATGAGAAAGTCTACGCTGTTCAGCGTTAATGTTATGAAAATGGCTAGAAACAATAATAATATCGATGCCAATCTACTGGTTGAAATTCCTAAAACAGAGTTCATTTTATATAATATCTTTATATAATAATATCTATATACTGCGGTGTTGATGTTGGCGAAATCGATAGGTCGTGTTATTTTATAGAACTAAATACTTAGATTCAAAGTGATATAAAAACGTGCGTAAGTTAGTGTATATAATGCCCAGCGATCGTCTTGTCGGAAGAGTTAAGTGGTTCAATAGTAAGTCTGGCTTCGGATTCATCACAGTCTGTGATGGAGAGCATAAGGATAAGGATATCTTCGCGCATTACTCGTCTCTCCACGGAGAGTCGACGCAGTATAAGTATCTCGTACAGGGAGAGTATGTCGAACTTGATCTGACTAAGTCGACGAGCGAGCAACACGAGTTCCATGCCGTTGGCATTACTGGTATCAAGGGAGGATTGCTTATGTGCGACACCCACCGTCTGAATTCCGCCAATAGGCGCGATGATGCCGACCTCCCTCCTCGCACCAAGTTTAATGATGCATCCACTAAGCCGAGACCTCGCGTGAATAAGTCGCCTCGTACCTAAATTATACACTATTTTGATTGTTTTATAATAATCAAAATAATTCATACTCTCGCCCAACATGTGTAGTTATTTGTGGTACATTCGGGTAAAAACTTCTTACTCTCTAAAAGTCCGTATATAAAGGTCTTTTTATATAGAGTTTCGTAGTCAGTTCGCATAAATATCTTGTTTATATTCACTAGTATAGCACTGTTATTTACAAGCAGATCATATAGAGTGGTTCTGCAATGTATTATTAAAATTCCAAACTTGAAATAGTATTTTTGCAATATTGTATCCATGGCATCTGTTCGGATGCCTATATTTACTGGCTCAATGTAGAAATTTTTGTTATATTTGAGTTTGTTCTCCGTAAGTTTTGCAATATTATCGCTGTTTGATTCGACGGTTACAAAGTTAGTATTATTTTTACAATTTAGTATATGTGCAACTACAAGTGAGGTTTCTCCCACGTTTGCTCCGATTTCCAGTACATTTTCAAACCCAGTTATATTTTGCGCAATCATTAGATGTAACGGTTTGATATCATTTGAATTTCCACTTCCGTATAATTGTTCGTAAATTTCACGTATCCTAGATTTATCATCAAACACAGTTTTACTCTTATTTTCGAGTTTGTATTTTTTAATATCATTAGAGGTTCGGTTAAACAAGTCGACTAATAACTCCTGCATATTTTTCGTATAATTAGGAATATCGCATACCTTCCCCTGTAAAAATGATTCTCTCGTATCGTGTTTTAATTTAGTCCAGTCTGTTGTTTGCGTATAGCAATCGTTGATTTTGTTTATTACGTCATCATCACTATTGCATATATATTGGTCTAGGTTGCTGTTTTTCAGTATACTACTTGATATATTCTGCGCATGCATGAATCGACTAGAATCGTATTTTGTGAAAACCGGTACACCCATCACCAGCGACTCACATGTTGTTGTTGTTCCTGAATACGGAAATGTGTCAATAGATAAATCGATCTTGTTGTATTCTAATAGACGATCGCATTTTTCGACCAATCTAGATACGTGTATGCGGTCACGCGCGTCTTGATTGAATTTATTTATAAACTTTTCCATCATCATAGTACACGTTAATACGTCAGATTTGAAATATAGGTGGACATATACTAATTTGCTTAGTAATTTATTACATAAATCTATGAAAATATCTGACATTTTTTCAACACGATTAAAGCAACCGATCTTTAAAATATTTGGTAGTTTTGTAGATTCAATGGGTACGTTTTTTTGCGAGGGGGTATAGCATAAACAACAATCTTTCATTTGCAATAATTGCTCACTATAATATCTCTTTGATACTTCAGGGTTTGCGTCGCAGATATTATCAGTTATCTTGTAATCCATCTCGTCGATTCCGGTAGTATATGGCACTCCAATATATGTAATTTGTATTGGCGCTGGTTTCAAAGCAAATACATCGAGACGGTTATTCAAGGTATGACCGGATAAATCTATTAATATATGTGTTTTTTTATCGTGTATTAATTTTGCTATGTTTGTAGGCGAATGTTCATTATTTGCATATATGTCGGTATTCACGTCCATATTTGCCTTTCCGATATAATGCATCTCTATGTTTTTATTACTTAGCTGTACTCGGGTAGACGAATAACAAGTTACATTGAATATCGACGGATCATAATTATCTAAAAAAGAATTTATAAAATTAGTACATGCATGGTTTATAAAGTCGCCGGATACTAATCCAATGTTGATCTTTTCTGTATGAAAAAATGATCGTCCATATTTAAATTTACGATTAATGTCCTTGTTGTATAGTAAATTGTATATACGAAACCGAGAGTATATGAAATCCAAGGTGTGTTTATGTGAATTTAAAAATAATGACGAGTTAGTTTCCATCGTTTTCAATGTAAGATATGTATCTACTGCTAGTTTGTTATATTCGAATGCTTTATCGTAATCTAAAAGGTGATGTAAATACGAACCACATCTATAAACCGATCCCATCAGACGGTTATTCGATTTATCAGCTTGCAATAATACTTCGTCAAATAATTTGTAGGCAGATCTATAATTTTTTTTCAATATGTATATCTGTATAATACTTAATTTGGTATCGTAATCATTCGGGTGTAATTTTACTATATTTGTTTTATATAAAAGTGCGTTATTCAACTCGTTTTTTATTATATAAATATCACCTATTATCCTGTAATTTTCAGCCATTAGTTTTTTGTATGTATCCGTTCCAGAAATGATATTCAATTCGACCATCGCCACACTCGCGTTTAAATATTGAAGTGCCTTGTTATGGTCTTGATTATAGAAATGTAGTTTTCCTAATGATAACAGCATACATTCATTTGTTACAGTGTATTTCAACCCGTGTTCTATAGATTCGATTCGTTTCAATATAGGCATATTTGTATCATCTGCTTTATAAATGTACAGTCCGACGAGCTCGAGAGATGCACTGCTATTTTCTATATTTATCTTGAGTATATTTGTATAACACTTGATTCCATTTTCCAATTGCGTTTCTGTATTTATATCAGAGCTACACGGTTTTACCGGAATTTTATTTTGTTCGATGCCGAGATGCATCTTATATAGCGCGCCCATAATTGAACATGCCTCGATAAATATCTCCTTACTGATTCCCGCTCTATCCGTGTTTGATAGATCATAGTCTCTCATATCGACATTATTGATTAGTTGTTGCAGGTTGCACATAAGGGGCGCTATCCCATTAAAATCAGTGTTAGATTTTGTATATTGTATGGTTGACATAAGCGAAGTTTCGAAATTTTTTGCCATTGTTATGACAAATATGAGATAGGTTGCTTTAATATCTTTCCAAATGAAAAAACAAAAAAGGTTGGCCGTAGCCTATTTTTTTGTTGTTGTTTTATGTTTATGTTTTTGTTTGTTTAGATTTCGGGGCCAACGCCCATATTCTCGCCTAGGAACTGCATGGTCGACTCGTCTTGCATGAAACCCTTGTCAAAATACTTACCGTGCTTCATGTAATTAGAATACGCATAGATTACGTTCTGTTCGTTTTCTTCGTCGAAAATGCGCGTAGTCAAGTTGTAAACCGTCTCCTGGAGACGCGCGATCTGATCGGACTGCTTGAACACGAGCTCTTGCAAGATCCTGGCGTTCTCGACGACTTGGTGAATGTTGAGACTGGTCTCGGTCACCGGATTCTTGTTTGCCAAGAGGATCCAGTAGGCCTTCGCGTTGGCCGCGTCGGGGTGCATGCGCACGCTTTCCTGGTTGTTGAAGACCTTCGTCATAATAGCGTCGACGGATTCGCTATAATTGATCGACGCCATGTGGACGAAGGACTTCTGAAACCTCGGATTGCCTTCGATCGGAACGAAGTCTACGCGCTTGACTTCCCCGATTCCGAAAGTGGATTGGAAGATCTCCTTGACTGATTCCACAGTGTACCTGTTAGACATGATAGGGATAAAGAAACTGTAAGACATTTTGGTTAAATTGTGTTGGGTGAATATGTGCTTATCATATTTCTATTCAAAATAGAATCAATTTTAGCATTTTTTATGTTATGTGTTGTAAACATAACATAAATCAGTTTGGACTCGGCTATTTCTTGATATCGTCCAGAATATCCATATATTTGAATACTGCACGATTCGACATGCTCACATATTTTACGGGATCGGCTTTTCTAAGTTTTGAAATCGTATGTATATTTGGTACAATCTGATCGCTCCATATAAGATGCGAATTCAATGTACTCTTATTCTCTGTGATCGCAATATATATATTCTCCGTAGTCTCCTCGATCAACACTGACTTATCAGTCTCCTCTGCCGACTTGATTACTAAATTCTCTAGGTACAAGATGATGTCCAACATCTCGGTTTCCGGCAACACCTTTATCTTCGTAAGATTCACTATGAACATTGTCATTGCCCTACGCAAATCATTGCTTTTCACATAGGTACAATATCCGTCATAATCTACATTGGGGTCAACCAATTTAATAGAGTTGAATGAATTCTTGTAATTTTCAATAATATCCGTGAGTTTGTCGGCGAACATGGGGAAAACATTAATCAAGTCCTTGTAAAGCTTCGCATATAACGTAGAGTAAAATTCATTTGAACTGACAACGTCAAAAATCATATTCATAACCTTTTTCGCGTCATCCTCCTTGTTTTCACTGTCTTCTAGAACCTTGTTTATCAATTGGATAATAGTCTGCTGTTGTACATCTGCATTCTTGTTCGAGAACTTATTGAGTGCAATTCGGATATCCTTGATTGTCTTCTCGGTACCCTCTTTTACCTCAATCTTTGTAACTTTATAGGAGCGAACCGCACTCCAATCGTCTGTATCGCGCGATCTATGCTCAATTACCTTGTTCTGCTTGGGTTTTATATTTTTATTGACAGTGACGGACGTATCTTCTGTGGTAACTATACTACTCGCAAGCATTTTTATGCTCTGTGTGACTTCATCGGGCAATATATATTTGCTATTGAACTTACTGAAGTCAGCAATAGTATAGTAGGTTGTCATGTCGTCTACTGTATATATAAATGTATGTTTATATTATTATTATTTATAATTCTTAAATCGCTCTATATATGAAAGTATATCAAAAATGTATATAAATAGTTCATCGTATAAATAAGCAGAGTTATGTTATCAAACGAAGACGTAAAACATGAAACGTGGGAGTCATTCAATTTGAAGGAGGATTTAATCAGAGGTATCTATCGTTTTGGATTTGAGAAGCCGACACCAATTCAGGGGATGGCAATCGCCCCTATTGTATCCGGTAGGGATACGATTGCACAGGCTCAGTCGGGTACAGGCAAGACCGGATCGTTTACCATTAGTTCTCTCCAGACTATTAATTTATCCGAGAAAACTACTCAGGTACTCATATTGGCTCCAACATTCGAGCTGGTCAAGCAAATTTCAACAGTTGTATCTAGTTTGGGTAATGCAATGGATGGATTGGTCATCAAGACGCTTGTCGGAGGAACTTCTGTATCGGATGATTCACTCGAGCTTCGCAATAATTGCCCGCATATTGTTATCGGAACCGCAGGGCGTGTATTTGATATGATCCGACGTAAGAATCTGAGGACAGATTCTATCAAGCTCTTTGTATTGGATGAGGCAGATGAGATGTTGTCCAAAGGATTTAAGGATCAGATTTATGATATCTTCAAGTTTTTTAATGATAATGTCCAGATCGCGCTTTTCAGCGCTACTATGCCAGAAGATATTTTGACACTGAGCTCCAAGTTTATGAGAGATCCAGTTAAAATCATTCTTAAGCCAGAGGAGCTGACATTGGAGTGTATCCAACAGTATTACATCGCATTGCAAAGTGATTCGAATAAGTATGATGCATTGAAGGATCTATTTGCATTTATACAGGTATCTCAGAGTATTATTTATGTGAGTACAGTTAAGCGCGTAGAGGATCTTTACAATGCAATGGTAGCCGATGGGTTTCCGGTATGTTGCATCCATAGCTCGATGGAAAAATCGGAACGCGACAAGTCCCTACAGAGCTTTAGAAAGGGTGCGTTTAGGGTCATGATATCGTCCGGCGTTACGGCGAGGGGTATCGATGTACAGCAGGTTAGCACCGTCATTAATTTCGATATGACTCGTAGTTATGAAACATATTTGCATGCGATTGGACGTTCGGGTAGATTTGGTCGAAAAGGTCTGGCTATTAATTTTGTAACCAAGCAGGATATTGATTTTATGCATCGGCTAGAAAAGCATTATAGCATTTCGATCGATGAATTGCCTGCTGATATCGAGAAACTCATCTAAAGCCCTCCTTTAGTATTATGCGTTTGTAGGCGTGTTATTTTGTATCTATTTATGTAAAATGTTCTCTTGTATACAGAACATTTTACTTGCCTCACCGGTTGTTGTGGATAAATCAAAAAATATACATGATGGATTTAAACTGCCTATATCGTATGTCGACCCGAAGTTTGTTCATTCTCTTTCACCCCAAGTGAGTGCGGATCTGGAATTGGCATCCGACATTAGTGGTAACGGAACGGTGATGTACGATCACATTTTACAGCCAGAAAATACGTTTGCAAAAGGCATGATTGTTGAATGGAATAAGCAATTCACAACTCATGTACCGTTCTTAATTGATTCACAGTCGGTCTTGAAAAGCATGCCGGATTATATACAAAAAGTAGGGTCTAGTACAGCCGATTGCGATAAGGTTATGGGTATATGGAAGGACACTAAAGAGGACGTTCATTTCCTTGAGAAATACAATTATATTGAATGGGATATACTAAAACATTTGAATAATTCCAATACATTCTTACAAACCGTTTCGATAATCAACATGTCCTCACCGGTACTCAGTTTAATCATCCCGATCATTTTTTTCATATTCCCGTTTGTTTTATTGAAAATCCAGGGAGTGCCGATTACCTTCTCCACCTATATCGTGGTTCTTAAGGATGTTGCTAAGAATCATTTTATAGGCAGTATGATTAATAATATACAGTCTATCAGTTGGGATAAGCTTATGTATATACTTGTCACTGCTGGACTATATATGCTACAAATCTATCAAAATTATACTGCTTGCGTTAGATTTTACAGTAATGTAAATCGCATCAACACCCGTTTGTGTGATATGCAGGCTTACTTGGATCATTCCATTAAGAGTATGGATGCATTTGTTGATACAAATCACCATTTGCCCACATACTCGACGTTCTGTAATACTACTAGACAGAGATGCGACACATTAAAGCAGTTTAGAGATGAGCTTGCTTCAATCCAGCCATTCACTGCCGGATTTTCTAAGATTGCTGAAATAGGACATATGCTGAAATGTTTCTATAAATTGCATTCGGATGCGGATTATGAAGATAGTTTGCGATATTCCATAGGTTTTGAGGGGTTTGTCAACAATCTGATCGGCATTCATCGTAATTTATCGGATGGTATAATATCCTATGCGGAATTTAGCATGGATGATAATAGATGCGATTTCCACCAGCAGTTTTACCCAGCCTATGCGAAGAGTGATCATGTGAAAAATAATTGTAGTTTAGATAGGAACATTATTCTCACCGGTCCCAATGCATCTGGCAAAACTACAATTCTGAAAACTACGGCTTTGAATATAATATTCACACAGCAGTTTGGAGTAGGTTTCTATAAGTCATGCGTATTGACCCCTTATTCATTCATCCATTCCTATTTGAATATACCCGACACATCCGGGAGAGATAGTCTGTTTCAAGCTGAATCTAGACGATGTAAGGACATCATCGACATTATAGACGATCCAACTAATATGGGTGCTCGTCATTTCTGCATTTTCGACGAACTATATTCGGGTACCAATCCGTCAGAGGCCATTATTTCCGCGTATGCATTCCTTACGTATTTATCCAATAAACCGGCAGTTGAATTTATGCTGACTACTCATTATGTAGCTATATGTAAAAAACTCAAGAAGTCGAAACGCATCGCCAACTACAAGATGAGTGTCAAATTGACTGATAGCAACATCCAATATACTTATAAAATGAGAGAGGGCGTTTCTAAAGTGAGAGGTGGCGTTTTGATTTTAGAGGAAATGAACTATCCAAAAGAGATCCTCGATATGATACGAAAATGAATTTAGAATATTATACATATAAAAATAGTGAATATATGTATAATAGTACAATGGTATTGTCGAGGTTAAATAAAGATATAGATTACAAGGAGTCGAGTGCAATCGATCCAGATGATGTGAATCATACAGGCAGTACTTATAATATTGTGTTTGAAAATGTAGGCTTAGACGGCGGAGGCAATAAGAGGGATCCAGTAACTGTCATATTCGGAAAGAAAAAATATACTCATAGTCACAAAGGTATCGTATATTTTATAGTATATTTGGTTACAAATCAGTGTGTTAGATGTCCGATTGGCGTATATGAGACAGAGGAGGCTTTGTTATTAGGACTATTAGATGAAGATGGTGATCTTGATCCGAATAAAATAAAGGAACCTCTCTTGTATAGACATGTAAATAATCATTTTATCGAATCAATGTATGATTCTGACAGCGATGTGTCCTCTTCTTCATCTTCATCGTCATCCTCTTCTGATGAAGATATCGAAGAGGATGAAGATATATTCACAGTGAAAGCGACGAATCGAGTGGACGGTGGTAAGAAAGATGACACTATTAAAATCGATGTAAATAAGGTCCAAATACAACAGTTACCCGAGGAGAGTGCTCAAGATGCCAAAACTCTTAGAGAGGCGTATAGTCCAGCATCTAACGATATTTGGCTTGTTCAGTTTATGAAAAACAAGAAATATAAAATAGATACGATGGATCAGCATGACAGTCTCTTTATTGCAGTTAAGTTGGCTCTTGAGCAAATCGGCAATCGCGTCTCTGTACAAAAAATGCGCAATAAACTGGCAAATGAAGCAGTCGATGAGATGTATCAGGAGCATAGAAGGGCTTATTTGCTAGCAGATGATGTATTACGAAAGAATACCCAGTTTATAGATGAATCCAAGGTCACATTGAAAGATTTGAAGCAGAGACTAAAGAATGCCAGAAATAACGATGAGAGAACAGTTATCGTGAATAATGCGAACGTTGTAAATAGTCGCATCACTGATAGAAAAAACGCCAGTAAGGATATATCCGATTTTGTGAAGAGACATATCGGATACATGGAGGAGGTAAAATCCTTCTCCGATTTTCAAGAATACATTCGATCGTCAACTCGATATAAACCGGATAAATGGGATATATCTACACTGGAAAGAGTACTGAATGTAAAACTAGTAATATTTCATGAGGATGCTTTCAAGGAAGATGCATTTGATTACATACTAGACTGCGGACGTACTAGCGATGATCTACTGGCGCCAACGCATTACATTTTATTATCCGAAAACAGATCGAAGTATGATTTAATATCCTATAAGGGCAAGAAAATATTCATGTATCGAGAGATACCGTATGATATAAAACGGTTAATATTGAACAAGTATATGGAGTGCAATGCAGGCACTTTTGGTAAGATCCAGGATTTTAGAAATTTGATTTCGAAGCAGGGGTTACCACTGGATGTACATCCACCAGAAGACGAAGATAACGATCCCAATATTGTATTGTCTGTACAATCAAACTCGCCATCTACGGCATTCCCTGGACAATTATCATGCGAAACTATTCCCATGGCGAATCGAGTTGATTTTATCGATCTCTCACATGTCAAGGATTGGCGTCGAAAATTAGACAGCTCTTGGCCCCACGCACCATTCAAGCTGGACAATCATAAATGGGCTTCAGTAGATCATTATTACAATGCATCTAAGTTTAAGAAAGGGTATCCCGACTTTTATATGCAGTTCTCTCTGGATAGCGATAGTGCGCTATCGAAGGACCCAGTTTTAGCAAAAAGGGTTGGTAGTAAAGATAAACATGAGTTAAAACCTAAGCACGCTCGAATAGATCCGGATTTTTACAACGGTCGCAATATTACCGAGAAGAATCTCGCAACCGAGGCAAAATTCGCCAGTAATCCCGATATGAGGAATATTTTATTGTCCACACGAAATGCGAAATTGGTACGTATTGTAAGAGGTGGTAATTTTACTCTATGTAATGATATTATGCGAATACGAAACAGTTTGACTGAATAAAAATATATATACACACTTAATATAGCGATGAATGATTATAACCCTCATACATTACACTCGTTTGTAAATGCAAATTTTAAACAAACAAGGGTTCAGCCATTATCTAGTGAAAGTAAACGAGAATTGATACGTATTTATAAACAGATGTCAGGTATACACAAGGGTCTAAACCGCTTGCAAATACGTGAGATTGTCTCGGTTCCATATGACGAGTCAAATATTCCCTCCGCAGTAAAACCACGTGTTAAAATGTGTACTTCTAATTCGTCGTATAACTTCAACATAAAACACAGGGATGTAGACTTGTACATTCACGCCCCGTTCGTTAACAAGTCGTTCAATAGGGATTGTATCAAGCGCATTTATATGTGGTTATCTCTCGCCAGTATTTACGCATGCAATGATTGTTCCAAAAAGATGATTATTCATTTGTATTTAAGTGATCATGTCAAGACGTTGCCGTCTGATGACAGTCCAATTGGGAGAAATAATGTTAACACTGCATTTACTACTGCATGCGCCGAGACGACCACGATCTGTATTTTTCGCAGAGAAGAGTGGTTTAAGGTACTCATACATGAAACATTTCACAATTTAGGTCTGGACTTCTCGTCTATGTCCTATGCTAGGGCGGATAAACAGATTACTGATATCTTTAAAGTACGGTCAGATGTACGTTTATTTGAAACATACTGTGAGACATGGGCGGAAATAATACATTCGCAATTTATAACATTTTTCTCTACCAGGTCTCACAGTAATTATGGACTAATGATGTCCAAACTGGATGATATATTGAGAGCTGAGACCATATTCTCTCTATTTCAATGTGCGAAAGTGTTGACATATAACCACATGTCGTATGTTGATTTATACTCTGGTAACTCTGCTATGAAACGGCAACAATATCGCGAGGATTCTCATGTTCTCTCGTATTATATCATAAAGTCGTTGCTTATGTTTCATAAGAATGCATTCATTGAGTGGTGCTCCGATAACAATTCGAAGTTTCTTGATTTTGAGAAGACAGATAAGAACATAGATCTATTCTGTGATCTCATTAGACAAATACACAATTATCCGGGGTACGTGGAGAGTGTATTACGAATGGGCAATTGGTTTAAACATAACAACGCGGATACGTTTGAAACAAGTACGTTGCGTATGACTATCTTCGGATAGATAGTATGACTATCTTCGGATAGATAAGTATTGATCTGATAGATAAGTATTGATCGGGTAGATAAAAATTGATTCGATAGTTTGGATTATATTAATAGTATTATAAATATAATTCAATGGGTATTCCTAATTTGAATCGATTCTTGTTGAGCAACTGCTCGGCACAATCGATCGGAAAAAAACACATGAGTCTATTCTCGGGTAAGACGATTGTTATAGATACAAGTATATACCTGTACAAATTTTCAGGAAACGATGCGCTGATAGAGAATATGTACCTTCTAGTCACAATTTTTAAGTATTACCGAGTCCAACCTATATTTATATTCGACGGTAAGCCTCCTAGCGAAAAGAAAGAGGTTATAGAGCAGAGATATATCGACAAGCAGACGGCCGAAAAGAAGTACAAGGAACTTCAACTGTTGTTAGAAACAACGAATGACAACAAGGACGAACTACTAGTCGAATTGAATAAATTAAAAAAGCAGTTCATTCGCATCAAGAAGGATGATATACTGATCGTCAAGTCATTATTGGAGTCATGCGGGGTTACCTACTACGATGCGCCGGGAGAAGCCGACCAATTGTGCGCTAAGATGGTAATAAACAAAGAGGCATGGGCATGTTTGAGCGACGATATGGACATGTTTGCTTACGGATGTACACGGGTACTAAGACATATAAGCTTACTAAATCACACGGTCGTCTTTTATAATACAGTTGGCATTCTGAGAGAGCTTGATATTCCAATGCAAAATTTCAGGGAGATACTAATTCTCTCTGGAACAGACTACAATCATTCGGAACCAGTCAAAATTAGCGACATTATAAACCAGTATCGCACATTCGCTTCAGACCCACTCGAAAATAATTCGTTTTACGAATGGTTATGTACCAAATCTATCAACCGAATCGACCCAGATGTATTTAAAAATATTTATAGAATGTTTCATATAACCGACACTATCAATTATACACAGCCAGTCAAATCAAAATGTAATCTACCCAATATGAAACAAATACTACATGCGTATGGCTTTGTCTTTGTTTGATCATACCTTGTCGACCGTGACCTCTTTCGCGACCAAACGCGCCACTTTCGGAAAATATACCTCGCGGTCTTCACCAGCCACGGAGTGACGTTGCATTGAGATACACTGGATAGAGAATTCTGAATCACCATCCTGATAGTCGGGATTTTCCTCCTTCCAATCTAATAATGTTCGCATGCTCTTTCGAGATACTGTTTGTATTGCATTTCTTAATTTAGAATCGTCTTCCTCTTTATTCCATTTATCGTCGTCTTTGATATACATCGTCTCTCGTTTCATGTCTGTACAATGGATAGGTCTCTCCGATATACTCAATTGTCTGAGATTGTCTAATAGAATCTTCGAGATTCCATTTACGAATCCCAGCTGACCTGTGTTTGCCAGATCTGCATGTGATATTTCAATATTTTTTATAAAGTCCGAGAAATTAATTGCGTCCTTGCATTGCTCATTCAAGAATACATTGATGTTGAACTTGTTGTTATTTTGTATGTTATTTGTCGTACCCCTACATTCCAGTACCTTGTTTACAACATCGACATTGTGCTCTATAACCTTGTTCATCGTTTCCGTGGTTGTTTTAGACTGCTCGATTATAAAATTCCTTAGCTCTTGGTTATCTGTAAGCAATCGGTCTATAATATTGACATACGGGTTTGGATCTGATGGTTCCGGTTTATCACATTTCATTTCATGACCACATTTCCTCTCATGGTACCACAAGCTATTTCTCGCACCGTATTCTTTACCACATTTTTTACAGCTGTATATTTGCGACATTTTAGGTTCTAGATTTAGTCTATTTCTATGTTTACGAGTCAAAATATGTTTGGACATATCAGATGTCTTACAGCATGTATAGTCACATGCTTCGCAATAATTTACATGCGATTTTTGCGACATTTTTGTTCTAAATAATCCTACAATATGGTTCTATATTTATTTGGCGAGTTTTTACGCGAGTTTTAGAATATTTTCACTGATTATAGAACAAACTTGTTTTCAGAAATTTTATCGATCGCTTATCATATATCCAGTCGCATTTTCGAAAACGGTCTAAAAATACGGCGACTTTTGGCGACAAAAACGGGTTTGCGACCAAAATGTTCTAGAACCTGATTTCTCGCACCATTTTTCCGAAAAAACCTTATGCTGTAAAACTTTTTACAAAAAAATGCGAATCAAAGCATTATGCTCACAACCGGTTTTTCTGAAAAAGACGATTTGGATTCCTATTTTGTAAATTGAAAGTTGGACATTTATAAATGTCCAATTCCTGAAAAAGTTTTTTGAATCCCAAACGGGGTTTTTTCTTGTTGTACTACTTATACACATTTTTATGGTATATTATATGTGTATAGCGTATTTCAGTGTAATAATATAAAATATATTAATATTTTATACATTGTCGGGTTAAATTAGGGTAGCCAGGTAGCATCCATTGTACTTTTCGACACCTATATGAGAGAGGTTGATGGATACGTCCGTCCAGATCTCACCGCCCATCTTACTCCAGCGACTGCAAAACATCCAGTCCTCTGAATAATAATGGCCATCTTCGACACCACAATCGAAGAGCGCGTAGGCATTTACGTTCTCTTCAGGACGCAAGAAGGAAATATCATCTACGTACTTGGTGGATGGAAACGCCTGGAACATTTTTGTGATAGTGGATCTCTTTATCATCATAAAGCCAGTTGCAATGTGTTTTACACGACTAAGATTGCGGTCGATCTCCATTTTGCCATCTAAGAGATTCAGGTTGTATTTCAGCAGTCGGTGCTGTATGATATCTCGATCTGGGATGAATTCTTTCAACTGTGATGCATTTTTCTTGTCGATCATTGCCTTGACGGCATTTGCCTCCGGATTGGGTTCGATCAAGTTATCCCAGAAGTAGTTCTTCAATGGATAAATTCCGCCGATCAGATTCTTGTCAGCAAGAAGAAGCTTCAAAATAGAAATCGGATCCCATACAATATCATTATCAATAAACAGGAAATGTGTGGAGTTAGGGTCACTCATCCCACGTGCAATCAGATTGTTGCGGGCTCTCGAAACAAGACTGTCATTCTTGCAAAACTGTACTGATATACCTATACCGAGAGATCTCAATGCATCGATCGACGATATGAGAGACATCATATATTCCACATGACATTGACCGCCATAACAGGGCGTCAATATATTGACATGGGGTTTATTCTTTGCAATATATGCAGTTAGCTCCTTCTCGAACTCAATCGCAAGCGGGTTCGGTGGTTCAGTCGTGGACATCTATATGTGTTAATCCCTGGATACGTTTATATAAGTTTATCACTATATTATTAGTTGGTACCAAAATAGGTGTTTGTAAATTTATGAATTATAATAATTCTTACTAATATAATAAATGTCTTTATTTTTATTATATAGTTTTATGTTTAAGCAGTGGCAACCGCCTCCTTGATGAAGTGGTGCTTCATGTAGCGCTGGAGATTGAAGTAGGTCAACTCATCCGCGCTGGTGAGCGCAAGAAGCTTGGTGAGGCTGGCGTCGGGGTGGATCTTGCGACCATTCTCCTTGTCCTGAAGACCCTTCTCGCGAATGTAGGCGTTGATCTCCTTGCTGACCTCCGTGCGAGCCATCTCGGTACCGATGGTCTTTCCAAGGAACTTGGCGAGCTCATCGCTGATGCGAGTGGGCTTGACGAACCCAGAGGGTTGCCTGTTTCCAGTCGTCTTCCTCTTCTTGGAGTTCTTCTGGGCGCTCTTGAGCTCGCGAGAGAACACCTTCTCGAGGGTCTTGTAATCGCCCTTCATAGAGGCGAAAAGGCTGGCCATCTGCTGGAGCTTGGCGCCGAACTCCTGAACCTTGAGGGAGGTAGAGGACTCGGCGACGGGCTCAAGCACAACGGCACTGGGCTCGGGCACAGCGACCGGCGCCACAACGACGACGGGGGCAGGCTCGGCCTTCTTGGCACGGGGCTTGGCTGCGGCCTTCTCGGCAACAACAACATTCTCAACAGGGGCGGTGACGGGCGCGGATTGCTTATCGGACTTAGCGGTTCTGACCATTTCTGATTATATACTATTATATCCTTATTTTTTAAGTAGTTTAACGCACTAACTATATAAATTGGATTGACCTGGCTTCATAATGGCCAGCCAGTGTAGATTAAAAAACCAGCGATTCGTACAACCATGGCATTGCATCTTTTGCCGGAATTGAAACTAATGTCAATGCAGAAAGCACATGTAGAGCTCCGAGCTTCCGGTATTCATCGTCCATCCCTGTGTATATCAGATTTTCCATTATCGTTAAACATACTAAACGTAGATCGTCGATATTTAATACGTGTATATCGTTACCGAAACGTGCTAAACCATTTCGGAATGGATTAAAGTATGGACATATGTTGCCTTTTGTAGTACTTGACATGTTTGCCCTGTAGCTCCAGATTTCATAAATATTTCTATAGAATCCAATGTACTCATATTGGTTTAGGAGAGAGAACCACTCAGACTTTGTATAATTTCCTAAACTATCTATCTCGCAAAACAATTCGCGTATTCGGATTTGCGCTGGCTTATTTCGCCTCGCTTTAATCTTATCGAAAACGGTATTATTTTCACCTTCGGCCACTTCTTCTAAAGAAATGTGTCTAAATAATTTATTTATATTTGATACGACTGTCTCGTCAAACTTCTCTCGATTGTATGGATTTGTCAGTATCACATTTTTTTTCATCATTGTCTTTAATGAATGCAGATCAAACCCATATGTGAACCCGGCTCCGTCAGTATAACTGAAGAAATTCTGAACATCGACATCATGTATCGAGTCCAATGTAAAGAAATCCACTTCATTTACACACTTCTTTCTGTCTTTGAGTCCAATACCTCTCATTTGCAATATTTTTCGTGTCGAGGACCCCCTGTATATCGCCTGTAGAATGACGGTTTTTCTTGTTTTGTTGAATAAATTTACAATGCGATCTATGAGTATGGGTTTGGTCCCTGATACATAAATCCCGTTTTGTTTTGCAATGCGTTTCAGTGCGTCAACCTTCCATTTATTCAGGTCTATATTCTTTTCAAAATATTCGTCCCATGATAAAATAGGTTCCGTACTGGTATCTGATGCGAATTTTGATAATACTGACATGTTTGTTTGTTATAGCGATATATATCTATATGACAATTTTATGTTATGTTTATGTTATGGTAACATAGTGGTGTAATATTTTTTTAGTTTATCTGGATATACCGTGTTTGTTTTTCTCCATTATTTGAAAAATTGATTTAAAGAAGTAGCGATCTATATGTTAGTATTCCAAGCTCTTACCAGTATCAGTAAAATGTCAGCATACACCCAAAGCAAGCCCGTCGTTCTTTCCGTCGCCGAGTGGACTCCGTCCGCCGTTAAGTACATGCCTCCCAAGATCAATGCCATGGGAGGTAAGTCAATTAGCTTGATCAGCAAGCAGACTAGTCGTTCTCTACACGTTACTACCCCGCTCATGATGACGTGGGGTATCACAGACTTCATCGATGACAAGGGAGAGTCGGATGGCAAGTTCAGTCTTGCTCTCAATTTCCCCAATGATGAGTATAAGACTCCGGCCACTACCGCATTCCTAGAAAAGCTCAAGGAGTTTGAGAATCAGATTCTAGACGATGCGGTTAGGAATGCCGAGTTGTGGTGGGGCGAGCCTATGTCACGCGAGGTTTGTAAGCACACCTTCTTCCCCTTCTTGAAGTACAGTAAGAATAAGGATACTAAGAAGATCGATTACACTAAGCCTCCGTCTATCAAAGCCAAGGTCCCTTGTTACGGAGAGAAGTGGGCCGTTGAGCTCTACGATACTAATTCGAAGCTCATCTTCCCCAGTGAGGATCCTAATCAGACTCCTCCTGACTTCGTTCCCAAGATGAGTAACATCGCATGTGTCCTTCAGTGCGGAGGCATCTGGATCGGCGGTAAGGGATGGGGACTTACCTGGAAGATGATTCAGGGAGTCGTAAAGCCTAAGGTAACTGACAGTGTGTACGGAAAGTGCCACATCAATCTGTCGACGGAGGATAAGGAGGTGATCGAGAATCAGAAGACTGTCGCAGATGACGAGGTTGTCGAAGAGACGGTTGCAAAGGCTCCTGTATCGACCGAGGTTGACGATTCTGATGCCGAGCAGGATGAGCCTGCGGTGCCTACTCCTGCGCCTTCACCTGCTCCGGCTAAGAAGGTGGTAGTCAAGAAGGCGCCTGTCGCTGAGCCAGTTGCTGAGCCTGTCGTAGAGGCGAAGAAGGTTGTCGTGAAGAAGAAGGTCGTTGCCGGAAAGTAAATTCATAAAATCAAACAAAAATCAATAGTTCAAAAAAAATAGTTCAAAAAAAATCAAGATAAAAATCAAAAAAAAATGGCACTCACGAAATCAATAAAAAAGTATATTTATTTTTTTATCGATTTGTTAAATCAGCGATCAGCGATTTGTAAAAACTTCAGAACTGTTGAGAAAGTTCAGAATAGTATCTATACTATGGTAATTATGATGCCATCCATGGTACACACATGTATCTTGGTATATATTCGCTTCGATCGCCAAAAACGCACGGTGTAATATATCAGGCATTAGCTTATGCAACATCTCACACGCATACGAGAAAAATACATCCTCATTTCGCTTCAGATCACATTGTAGGAAATTACGATTATTATCACCGAGTGTCTTGAAAATAATAGACTGATTGGTTACCGCATCTCGCCTGTATTCTTTTATCATTTCGAATGTCACTTTTTCTAGACATTCAATCATTGATGCGCGGTTCCGAATAGAAAATCCACCATTGATACCGTCATTAAATATTGTCATATTGGGAGAATACCAGTTGGCACCACTGAAATCGTAGTTTGTAAAGTATGCAGGAAACATTTTAAACATGATACAGTCTTTCTGGAAAATTACAATATAGTCTCCTCTCAGTTTTCTCCAAAATTTTACATTTAATAACATGCTATTGTATGTATCTATGGTTATATTGGGTATTCCGTTAGCATCCATGTAGACTAGATCTGACGCCAATTCTTCAAACATACAGTTTGGGAATTTACTAAGAATGGTTTTTCTATGACCACTCCAACTTATGATGAGTAAGTTCCATCCTTGTGGGTTCATATAGTACATAAAGTTTCGTATTACCGCCTCCATCATATCGTCGAATCTCGGATCGATTATAACAGCAAGTCGATTACTTTGACTATGAAATAGCAGAGGCTTGTTTACTACTCGATCATTTGTCAATAGACTGCGTAACGCTATCTCGCATAATTTACCAGACATATTATAACAATATAATGATTTTTCGTTATATTGTTTTTTTAATTATAAAAGATGTATATTTACAATCATATTGCCTCTCTTAGATACATCATATATGTACTTTGTTTGTATATGTGGAATTCCACAGTTTGAAAATATAACAGATTGATACGATACAATCTTGAGAGTATTACACTGAATATTTAATTCTCTCGATCCTACGTAAATTGTTATTATATCCTTGCCCAGTACGTCTGTTATGTTATACCGAACGTTTATATAGAGATTATTATGTCTGTCGATCTCTATATTGTCGGGTAAAATAGGGTTGCATTTTACGTAGAGATCATTTCCAGAATTATCATACACTAGTTCGCGGTGCCATAGCGGTATTAGGTAGATCTGATCGTCGATCGTGTATTTATATACATTGTCGCCAAGTAGATCATCTATCATTGGATTTAATATGATAACTTCGTCACCTCTCGATTTGTCTATTAAAATGCGTTTTATGTCGTCTAAAATATTTTCCGATATGAATAGAATATCCTTGTAAATAAGCAGTACTTTGTAAACTTCTATAAGCGTGTTTTTATCGATGGACTTTATTATATTGGTAAGTTTATCCTCGCAAATTTGCGAGAGCTTGTTTATTATCATTTGAACCAGGATCGGATTTTTACCACCAACGCTGTTAAGAAAGTCTGCGAGCATATCCTTGTATGATTGTGAAGGCAATTTATTGTCTGTCAGAAACTCGTATGCCTCCTGTATCCTTATGAATTTATCACAGGCATCGGGAGATTTGTTTTTATCGGGATGATATAATAGCGCATGCATTCTATATTTCTTCTTCACTTCGTCTATATTACGTATATCAGACTCATTCAAGTCTAATATCTCACATGCTAGTTTAACATTCATATTTATGTACCCTGATTATGATGTAAAACAAAATACTTTCTAAGTGATATATAGGGCGATAGTTATTGTTGTAGTATTTCAAGAATGTGTATATCCTGTCGAGCAAACTAGTAATATCCTTATCTGATAATGATCGGGCTTGTATAAAAAAGTTTGCGATGTACCATATACACTCGGTTATATCCAGATTGTAAACGAGCATATCGTATATAGAATCTCTGAATCCAACGAACGAAACTTTGTCATTTGATTGAATATCCTTGATTATATTGTCACATACGATATTGAAAATATCCTTCGGTATATTGGTATCCTGTACCAGGGAGAATGACTTGATCTCTTTGCAATTTATTATTTCGTTTGTATCAATGTGATTCAGAATATCCGCACACTTTGGATTCAATGTACCATCTACGTGTGTATTCGATATCCTGGATATGAACCTATTTACCTTTGATCGGGATGTAGTTTCAGATTCGTTACTTTCGCGAGCTATTGCCTCGTATTGTGCTTTAGTCGGCCTGGCGATATTGATGATCTGACATGACTGTATAATATTATTCGGCAGGAAACTAATATGCTCTGTTACCAGTATGAAGTGTATGTGAGTAGTAGAACACTGTTGCATGTAACTATAAAACACTTCCAGTAACTCTGCGTGGATCATGTGGAAGTTCTTACACAATATGAACCCATGCCCGCCGTTTTTTGTGGAGACAATATCTACGATCTGTGTAAATATTTCTCTCCAAAGTATTTTCGAATTGCATCCCAATAACGACATGTCTACCTCGTAATGGATATCAGAAATATGATAAGTATAGTCTAGTTTCTCCGTCTGCGCGGTAATCTTCTTGTCATATTTCAAGCGTGTAGAACTATATCGTTGTAGTATATTGAGAGACTGCGTATATTTACCCACTCCGGGAGGACCATATATGATTATATTTCCGAGTTGATTGCTGTGCTTAGGTAGTCTGCTGAATGCGGACTCTAATTCCGGATGTAAATTATTTTTGTTCAACGACTCCAAATATTCCTCATAATGTGATTCGTAGAATTTCATTATGTAATAACGTTCTCATAACTTTAAGTTATTATTCATCCTTTTTATATTGATTCATTATCTCTATAGATGCTAATATCATCCAAATAGACGATCCGTATAACGCGGATAATCCAGTTAGCGGAAGACCGTATACTTTGACATTATCCGTACCCTTTGCTATTGCCATGGCCTTAGCTTTGGATAAACCGTCGCTGAGTTTACCTGCTATATAGTTCTCTTTTGAAGGGTCTATTTTGCTTATTATATAATCAGGTACAGTGATAAGTATATGGTAAGGCAAGGATAGAATATTTTTTATTGCATTCAAGAATATATTGATCTTTGTACTCATAGATGGCATAGTAGGAATTTTCATACTGGGTGTTGTTGATCTCTCGAATCCGGGTACTTTATTGATCGCGTCTGCGTTGATTAGATACACTACGATGCCTGTACCTATAAGAATGTTAGTGAACAACACGTTTTTGTATGTTTTAATTTTAGCCTCGGTTTCCTTTTTTATATTTTTATCCCTATTGTTTATCACGATAGCAATTGAAACTGCAATCAGTATGATAGGTATTAGTAAAAACAGACTCATCAGTATAGGCGGTTTTGATGTGATTAAATCTGTAGACGCCAATAGACTGTATGGCTTATTCAGAACTAAGTAGAGTGGCTCTATAAGAAGAGTCGATATCAGAGTTAATGTAGTTTGCATATGTGTATTAAATGCATTTCCGGGTGTACTTACATAACCTATGAACAACCCTCCAGTTAATATTATTGTCACTAGTAAACTCGAGAGTATTGCCCACTCTAGTTTTGTATTCTGTATATACATATTCAGTATAAACTGCATAACTAATACTATATAAAAAACGTGTATCGATGAACTGTATATATCCGCCATGTCCTATATCCTAACGACATATATTATAGGTTTCACATAACCATTTAATAAGTGTTTCTTCATTGCAATAACTAAAGCTCTCTTTGAATTTCTTAATATTAAGAAACGACGGTTTGGGCATATCAGCTCTTTGGTAGAACGCATATGGACCAAATTTGCCTTTGCGAATGCTAAATTCATTATCTAGTACTCGGAGTATGTTTCCTCCAGCCGGGGTGTCTTTTGAAAACGATGTCACGTCCTCCAGTGTTATATCAGCCATCGACTTTTTAATAGTTTTTAGACTTTGTTTGTTATCGCCCCATTCTGCGTACATTCCGAATCTACCGTTTTTTACAGTCACCTGGCTACCGTCTATTTCTCCTATTATTCTCATCTTTTCTTGTAAAATATCGTCTAATGCGTATTCGCCGTGTTTCAATCTCTCGATATCGAGAGTTATTTCATTCTTTATAGATTCGAATTTTGTTTCTCCCGATTGATTGCTCCGTATAACAGGTCCGTTCTTTGTGAATATGACATCGTGATCAGTATCTATTTTATATATTTCCTTTGTTACGTTTGAAAGTGGTTTTGTTAATGATTCAATCGTATCATCACATTCTTTACAGATCGTATGCCAGTTATCTCTGGAAACGTTGTCTAGTCGCTTCTCCATGCTTCCAGTGTAACCGTATGAAAAGAGCTCGGCGAAGTATTTCGAGAGAAATTCTACTATTATTATACCGATCGGCTGTATAATGAGCTTATCCTTTTCTGCTCCTACGATCTTTGTCACGGGTATTGTTTCTATCTTATCATCTGTAAGTTTATATTCAGTATATGAGAGATTTACACCCTCAATATTTGCTAGTTTTACATATTTCTTATCTTGTATAACTTCCACCAGTGATGCAAACGTGGATGGGCGTCCAATACCCAGGTCCTCCATCTTCTTGATGAGACTTGCCTCCGTATAATGGCGTACTCCGGTACGTAGAATTATGTGGGTTTCGAGAGAATTGTACTTGATTGGATCACCCAAACGCAACGATTTCAAATAGAATAAGTGTTTGTCGTCGCTTATATCTTCTTTGGTTACCGCCTTCCACCCGGCAAATACGAGAGATTCTATATTATTCACATAGTGTGTATTGTCTGGTGCATTAATTCTACATTCTGTTACGTTGTATTTGGCATCTGACATGCAACTTTCGATAGTATTGCGCCATATCATTTTGTAGAGAGACGTTATCTTGCCTTCATACTTACCCACCAATTCTCTCGTTTCTATGTGTGTAACTCGGATGGCTTCGTGAGGATTGGAATCATTTGTACTTTCTAAAATTCCAATATATTTATCACCAAACTGTTTCGAAATATAGGCACCGGCGGTCTGGACGAATTCATCGGAGTATCTTGTATTTTCAGTTCTCATATATGTTATATGACCCTCCTGGTACAACACTTGACACAGTGCCATCACGTCTTTCGGAGAGAGACGTAAGTTATTGCTTGCTTGCTGTAATAAAGTCGATGTGTTGAATGGGATCGGTGGATGGCGAATTAAGTCACGCGGTGTATTTATAGTAAGTATGTGACGAAATCCAATTGAACTCTGTAGAAATTTACAGACATCGGTGTCCTTGAGTTCTCTCGATAACTGGAATTCTATGTTCATTGATGTAAATCTCCCGATAAGTCGGTACATTGTATCCTTCGGTGTCTCGACTGGAGACATCGCACAATCGTAAACCAGTCGCAATGCCGGGGTCTGACACCTGCCGGCCGATAGACCATTGTCTTTGTTGTGATAAAGATATTTCCATAAAACGGGAGATACACGAAATCCAACCAGAATATCCAGTACTTGTCTGGCAAACTGAGCATATACAAGATCCATATTAACACGTCGCTGTTCCATTAATGACTTACGTATTGCAGAATCAGTAATTTCATGGAACACAATACGGATCGTAGTTTCGAGAGAAAGATCAAATGTATCACATATATGCCATGCAATAGCCTCGCCTTCTCGGTCATCATCGGTTGCTAGTATAATATTCGATTTGGGAAACTGTCCAATTATATCCTTCATCTTTTTTACATGATCCGCCTTTTCTGGTATCAGAGAGAATTTCGGACAATAATTTTTTGCTTTGTCGATCGATTTCAGACCCTCTATCGTACGGAAATGACCATTGCTTGCTATACATTTATATTTATCTCCCAAATAACCCTCGATCTTGGTACACTTGGACGGCGACTCCACGATCAATAGCCACTCGGCGGTACCCTTGTTAAATACACTATCAGCATACTTCTTCTTGTATTTGGGAGCCATCCAATAAATAATACATACATTTGTTTCTGTATTATTTATCAAAAGTAGTTAACATTTTCATCAGGGGCGTTTCATCTCGATTATTTATCAACGAGTCGAGTATCTTATTATAATTACCAGTTAAGCTCTCTTCGTTCACGTATAACCAACCAATAAATATTAAAAAATACGCACCTGTCGCCACTATATCTTTCATCCGGATCGGGTCATTTCGCACAGTGTACAATGGCAGTACCTTTATTACAGTATTTACTGCCGCGAATCGAGAGATAGTCCTGAAATTAGATCCAAAACGGACCATATAGAATAAAACTACCAGATTCTCTAATATACCCGCAATTAATGCGAACTTGGGTATATA